CGGCGTGAGCCAGCTGGCGACGGTCCCACTTCCGCCGACCACAATATTGCCGCCGGGGATAGCCGTCAGCCCGGTGCCGCCATTGGCAACCGTGACCGGCGTGCTGAGCGACAATGTGACCGTGCCGGTCGTGCCGCCGCCACTGAGGCCGGTCCCGGCCGTAACGCCGGTGATCGTGCCGCCAGTCGCCAGCGTGACCCACTGCGTGTTGTAGTCGGTCGCGTCGATCTTGGTGAGCGCCTGCCCCGCCGTGCCACCTACCGGCACACCAGCGCCGGTTGCCCCTGTGGCCCCCGTGGGACCGGCTGGACCGGTCGGTCCTGGAACACCTATTGGACCGGTAGGTCCGGGTATACCTTGAACCCCGGTATTACCTGTTGCACCTGTAGGTCCAGTCGGACCAGCTACACCTTGAAGCCCGGTATTACCTGTGGGTCCGGTAGCACCTGTGGAACCTGTAACACCTGTAGGTCCAGTCGCACCGGTACTACCGGTAATACTTGGCCCGGTTGCGCCGGTCGTACCTGTGGCACCGGTCGGCCCGGTTGGGCCTGGAATAGTGGAGGGATCGCCGGTAGGGCCTGTAGGCCCGGTGACACTGGGTCCAGTAGGTCCGGTCACACCTGTTGGGCCAGTTACGCCTGTAGCACCTGTTGGTCCGGTGGCCCCGCGCGGACCCGGAACTTGGCTTATATCACCTGTAGGTCCCGTAGCACCCGTTGCACCAGTCTGGCCGTTGGCACCTTGAAGACCTGTTGCGCCAGTAGCACCGGTGGCTCCGGTTGCACCGGTAACACCCGCACCCGTTGCACCTGTTGCGCCAGTAGCACCGGTTGGACCGGCTGGGCCGGTTGCACCACCAGCCGGCCCTGTTGGACCCGCTACCGCGCTATTGGCAATAACCCATTGTGAACTATTCGGGTCTGAATAGTAGATGTAGAGTTGTCCGATACCCGGTGAACTATCCCACCATAGATTACCGTTTTGCGGTGACGCTGGTGGTGTGTCAGAAACAACAATACTGCCGCCACCGGTTGCACCAGTTCCGGGAGGACCAGTAGGTCCAGTGGGTCCGGTTGGGCCGGTAGGACCGACACCGCCGCCACCAGTACCGCCGCCGATAGGAACACCGTTGACAAAAAACCCGCCACTTGCATCAATCCGTCCAAAGGCTTTGACCATGTTACTAAACGTCGCCATCGGCGTGGTGTGTAGTAACTGGTTTGCTGCGGTAATCGCGACCTGGCCTTGTGCCAGAATCTTTATCAAATTCGCTGCTGGACCGGCTCCCCCCAACAAGTTGTTGGCAAGGCCCGAGGTCATCTTTAGCAGTGCCGATATGTCTTGACCGACACCAGCGGCAATGCCCATTCCAAGATTTGTTATTGCACTGGCAAAACCGAGAGCCGAATTGACACCGGACATGATGCCGGTCAAGTTAAAGGCTTGATTGGCGGCATTCCACGCCATATTGGCGAGTGCTTGTCCGCCGCCTGTTATACTCAACCCGGCATTGATGACACTGGCAACATCGTTGAGACTCTGAACAGCGGAGAAGTTAAGCCCGGTAACTTGGTGGATTATATTGTTGATCGGTATCTGAAACGACCCGTTGGTGATCGCCTGCCACGCACTGAGTGCCTGTTCCGCTGTGCTTAATGCACCGCCGATAAGGGAAGCGGGGGCGGCGGCACCAGCCGCCTGCGCCATGTGGCTGATATAATTACTGGCATTGTGTAACTGAAATTGCAGTGTACTATTAAGTGCCATCCCGAGAAACTGACTCGGGTTGCTGGGCGCGGTCCAGGTGAACTGTCCACTGCTTGGAGCGTGAGGATCAATCGATCCGTCAGCTAAATAGGTATGTCCTCCCGCTTGTGGGTTGAAGGTGAACTTTGTGTTCCCGTCGTTTGTCCTTAACTCCCATGCGGTGGTATTGACATTGGGTATCTTATTCGGTTGGGAACGAAAACCGGGGATAACAAAACCATCACTCAGATCGTGCATCCGCGCATCCCACTGGGGTTGCGGACCGCCTTTTACCCACCAATTATCAATATTACGGCTAGCATAGATTGCTAGTCCTTCGTCACCTTTTTGTACCGGAATGGTAATTGCAGTTCCACCACCGCCGAGCATCAACACCGGCATATGACCGGCACTTGGTAGTGTCTGCCACTGTGCTACACCAGTCTGTGGGTCTACCACATTTATCTGGGTAGCGGGGGTTGCCTTTACTGTATTAGTATCGGGTTGGTGCTCGTCAATAGTAATAGGGCCAGCGGTGTGTAACCGACCGGCAAGCATCGCGTCCTGTTGCTGGAACACAAGTTCATCAGCATCGTAGAACCGTTCGGTCCAGTCAAATGTGCCGCCAGGACCGCCAGCCATCGCTCTTACACCAGCGTCTTGAAGTATAGATGGCCGTCAATACCTAAATTATCGTAATTCGGTACCTCATCCGGTGATCGCCCCGGTCCGATGGTTATGACAATCATCGGTAAACCGCCGCCTATGCCTAAATAACGAAACTGGCCAAACAGGTCACTACCGGTGACAAGCGGAATACCTTCCAATATCGGGGTATCGGAAGTATCGTTTACATCCATTACCCAAGAATTAAAGACACTGTTATACTTGAAATGCAGTGTGTAATAAGTACCACTGATATCGATGCGCATCTTCTGCGCATGCGGTGTTAACGGTACTTCCCAAATAGTAGTCATTGAGTGTCTCAGTAAAAATCGTTCGGGTCACTCGGTGCCGCTGGTACCGACGGGCTATTCGGTGTCTGCGCACCGTTGGCATTCATCTGGTTATTCACCGCGCCCGCTGCCGGTGTTGAAGCTTCCTCAATAGGGTTTCCGGTCACCGGATCAACCGGGCCTTTTATCTCCGGTAGTGGCGGTCCGAATTGTTCACCTAAATTTCCGGTCACCGGATCAAGGCCCTCTTTTATAGTACCGGTTTGTGTCGGTGTTTTATCACCACCGTCCTTCTCATTACCCGTCTTTTCCGGGTTTTGTTGAGCACCGTCACTAGGTGATTTCATCTTTGCTGAGGTAGTCGAAGTGCTGACAAGGATCACTTGGCGACAAGTGATCGTTGCCATCAAGGCAAATTCGGAGTGTTGGTCTGTCTGTACCTGTAATCGCTCAATCAACATATTGGTATAGTTACGCTTACCGGTAATCACATCAAACGGTAACAGTGCCGCTTGCCATGACAGTAACAGACCGTATACCCCGCTTTCGGCACTCAAATCCCACGCATACTGCCTTGACCATCCAGCGCGAATTGTCACTATTGACGGTCGCTTAAAAGCATGGTCCGCTATCGGTGCGCCCTGCTCTACCGGGTGTTCTGTAATCTGTACATCATCACTGCCTTGTTCATCAATTGTCACCTCTGCGACGATGCCGCCTATTGACCGGCGATGCGGTACAAAGAATGCCGGTGTAAACCCGGCATACGCCAGCATGCTTTGCGGGAGCCTAGCCAAAGTGCTAGGCATAACAGCTGCCATTGTATTTTACCTCGCTTGAGTGTGACCTCTTGCTTGTTCGGATGCGCGGTTCCACGCACTCGCCTTATTGTAACCTACGATTGCTTTACCGTCACTGCCCATTGCAATACAAGTAATATCGCAGTACCACGGGTTTCCCCTAGTATCACCTGTGTATGTCATCAACAATATCTTGTACTGCCCGATAGGCGATGTATAGGCACTGTCAAAGTTTTGCCGCCACATGTTATTATTGTAGACCTTACCACCTGTGGGATCACCAGGGACAACTTGACCATTGACAGTTTTTGATGATGTACCCGGTGTATAAGCAACACCGGACAACAAGTCGCTATCAATTTGTACTAGACCGCCGAGCTTGAGTTTCGGGTTTAATAAACACTTTGCTTGGATTCCTTGCGGTGTTACTTCCGGCATACCGATCAGCCCGGTGTTCGGTGATAAGACTACCACTTCACCGTCCTTGTAATGGTCTTCTGTAATCGCAACAAACGCACCGTTATCAATCCAATGCTGCGCACCGGAAGCTAGAAACAGGCGTCGTTCAACAGTCCTTGCATGGCCCGCAATAACACAATCGCGTTGTATCTTATCATTGTACAGGCTACTATCAATCTGATCGACTTTAAAGTTTGGATCAAGCTCCTTTTTCTTAGCGTTAAAATCGTCTAGGAATTGGCGTTCTTTTGTTCCCGCTGGGTAGGTTTTAAACAACAAGGCTTTGTTGACTGTGTCACCATCAGCGGCATGTATTTCCAAATAAGAATCGACCGGGTTTTCTTTGCCCCGCCTATACTGGATTACTTCACCGTCGTATATCACACCGTAATTGGCGTATTTGTAACCGGCGTAAACCTGTATTCTAGTGAACTCAATTACCTTGGCGAGTGTTGCCGGTGCAAGGTTATAGATCCGTGCATAGAGCATATTCGGTGTTTGGAGTGTAGTCTTTTGAATACTAAAACTACACCGCAAATTGGACAAATCCATACCTGGTTGGTCTTGTGTCTGTTTCTGAAAAGGTACCGGTGCATTACCGCCGCTATCAGTCTTGGACACAGCCGGATCATCGCGTGGTGTACCGCGACGGCGATACGGAAACGGAACCACCCGACTCGGCGGTTTTACTTTAATACCGGATTCCGGTATCGAAAGGGTGCCGCCTGTCGTAAATGCATTGGAATACACAATAAGGCTAAACGCGCGTATCCATTGAACATCGTTATTAATCGTTGTCTTTTGATCGATCTGTCCTGAACCGGGTCCTTGTGATGTTTGTAGGTTGGCCGCCGCAGGTCGCCACGTATCTTTATCAACAGACGGTACAGTCAAATCGCTTGACTGAAAATATTCACTGTTGTTTGAGTGTAAGTCATCAGTCGGCTTTAAGTCGGGGGATACCTTTAAGTCGGTACCGACACCGGCAAACTTACTAAGATCAGTAGCACCGCCGCCTGGGGTTATGTCAATCCCACCAGGAGGTGGAACTAGATCGCGAGGGTCGCCTCTCATGAGTAGTATGTCCCTCCGTTACGTTGTCCGTAGGCAGTGGTCCTGTTAGCGTTTTGCCGTTCCATCTGGTTGTGAATATCATGGGCGCTAGCAGTACCATTGATTACTGTGGTATTGGTACTATTATCTACATAAGCCCAGTCATTTCGTCTATGCCTACCACGCCTACCTCCACCACCTAAATCATAGTGCATGTAATCAGCTAAACCGGAACCGGCTGAACTTTCAAATTCACCGCCCCATCTCGCTAACCCTTCCTTGTTTTGTTTGGCGAGTTCATTATACCATGCATGAGCCAGCTTTGCATACATGGCACCGCCGCCGAATGCGCCTTCATTGGGAAGTGCACCACCTGGACCGACAATCTTAACATCCAGTGCATTTCCTAAACCGGCACCGCCTTTTCCTGGGTGGTGTTCAGAATCGGAAGCGTGACCGCTACTTTCACCGGAAGTGGCAACAACCCGATAACCCTCAGGTAGATACTTCGATGCGGCTGCTAATGTATTAACTAAGGTCTGGTTTACTTTAGCCAGGTTAGTTTGGCTACTAAACCGGCCTTCCGAACCTGGTACTAACGGTTCACCTCCACCACCACCTCCGCCCGATACACTCTGTCGCCATTTTTCATATTGCTGAAGCACCCCCGCACCCGAGACAGCGTGTTCTCCACCAGGACGAAAGAATGTCTCGCCACCCGCCCCGAATGTCTTGATCATTTCTTGGTTACGAATACGTCGCTCGGCTAAGTCAGCTGAAGCATTATCAGTCGCGTAATTGCTGATATTACTGTTGGCAAGGACTTTCTTTAGGCTTTCATCTAGTACGGCGCGCTGGCTAGCACTAATTTCTCTACCACCAGGATGCGACCTGTCATCGTAATAACCATGTTCTGTCACCCATTTAGCCTGTGCTGCCAGTGAAGTACCCATCACCTGTGCACGGTTCATCATACTTTCGAGGACGGCTTGTGTTCCTTGCGGGTTTGACCCTTGTTCATTCGCCGCTATTTTCAGGACTTTTTCGCGAAGCTCAGGGCTTGCGGCAAGCTCCTTCTCAAATTGCGATCGGTCAATTTTACCACCATAGTCAGGACCAACACCGGGGCCAAGCGGTGAACCTACTTCACCGCCGCCTTGACCTCCACCAGCACCGCCGCCTCCACCTTTTCCTCCACCACCGACACCTTCACTTTCAGCATCCGGCCATACACGGCGAAGTGCTTCCTCAAAGACATCTGTAAGTTTGTCGTAAGCTGTATCAGCAAAAGCCATCAAAGGTGCAAATGTCGCGTCACCGGTTAGCCAATGACTCAAATCATCCATTGAGTCAGACCAACCCGTATCACCAAAAAAATTCTGAATACCGGAACTAATGTTCTGCGGCAGTACCATTTCACCAGCATGTAACGCCGACGGAACGATACCACCTGCGGCGTGTGGTTGTTTTCCCCACTGGCTTGCCCATTGTAGTGTAGGGTCGGCATCAAGTGCCGGGTTACCTTGAACAAGGTTACCTAGAATATGGAAAGGGTTAAACCTGTGTATATTGGGTTCAAGTGTTTGTTTATTATACTGCTCAGCTTCATCTGCACTCTTTTTTAAGTCCTGACCTATACCGAACGGGAGTATATTGGCAAGGTGTCCAATAATAGAATGGGCTAAACCAGTGGCAATCTTCCATGCAATTTCTGGGATTACTTCTAATACTTTAAGGAACGCTTCTCCCATAGCTTTGGCGATTTTACCACCGCCTTCAGTAGAAAATACCCAAGCAATAGCAACGGCTATAGCATCACCAATTTTCTCACCAACGTTATCCCAGTCTAACCCCTGTAAATAGGTAAATAGTTTATTTACCTTACCGAAATAATCAATAATCCCGTTAAATAGTGCTGTGCCGAGTTCCTTACCGATACCCGCCCAATCACCAGCCTTAATCTGCTCCTCAAGATGATCCATATATTTGTTAAAAGTTTCTTCATGCTCGACAAGCCACTTTTCAACAGTTCCAGTGGCGTCGGCAAGAAGACCGGTTAGCCCGGCAAATGCACCTTGAAAATAAAGACCTACTGTGTGTGTGAGTGATTCGTATTCACCTTGTAACCTTAACGCATTCTCTAATTGTTCATCCCATCGCTTTTGAAAAGTAACCGCCTCCTGCTTCATTATTTCTTGTTTTTCTTGGTAACGATCCCAGTGTTTGTCAGCTATTTGGGCGTTATTCCAGCTGGTGACACCGAAATCCGCCATCCTCTGCATAAAGGTGACTAGTTCTGTGCTTCCTTCACCGTATGCTACACGCAGTTCGTGGTACCGCTCGATGACACCTTTCATATCGAGCGAATGTTGACCAATCGCTGCTTGTGCTGGTCCCTTAAGCCAAGGGCTATTCAGCATAGTTTGGTGAAATCTAATCTGTTGGTCGTTAGCTTCTTGGTAACTGCCACCAACAGTTTCTAACGAATCTCCCAGTATCTTCATCTGGGAAGCGGGTTTACCGCCTAGATCCGCTGAAGTCTGTAGACGCGCCATCTGATAAGCGGTGCGGCGTACCGCTTCTTCAACAGCAATCGCCATTGCCACCAAAGCACCGGCAAACTTGGTGACACCTTCTATGCCTTCGCCGATTGCCGAAACAAAGTTCTTCTGGCTTGCTTGGTCAATCTGATAACCAAGTTTGATTAGAAACTCTTCTAATACAGCCATTATCGGTTCCGTTCTTCAGCTATGGCATCTTCAGCACGCGCACGGTTCTCTGCACGCACGTCCAGTGCTTCGTTCATCCGTGCCACATCATAAAGGTCTAATGCGCCGTTTACTAACGATTCGTAGTTACACAACCCCTCGAGTACTGGGCGCATTATCCAGTACTCGCCATCCGTCATATCGACGGGTTCGATGTTTGGCCCACCTCTACTCCCGAACCGTTGAGGGAGCGGCCTGGAAAAAAAGGTGCCAGGTTATCCTGTATTACCGCAAACGACAGCTGCAGCATGACACCTAGATCGATGTCCTCGAACATCAAATCGCCTTGCGGTGTCGCTAGCCGTACCCATTGACCAACCGGGTTTTTTCGCAAACACACGGCTAGACAAGTCTTGATTATAAACTCACTGTCCTGTTGTGACATATCAGCAATCGCTTGTGCAACAGGACCGAACGATGCCCAACGAACCGCATTACTGTCACCAGTTGTTGTTGCGGCGCGTGCGACCTGTGTTGCCGCTGTTTCACCCATTCCGCTAAACAGAGGCATCAGCTTACGAAACAGGTGAAACTGCTTAAACGCGTCGAGCTTTCCGGTACGATACCACGTACCTTCGAGTTCTAGTTCTTCCATGCGTCATCTCCCGCTGGGGAACGGGGTTATAAAGAGTTTACCCTAGTTTATCGGATTTCGATAAACTAGAACGCGACTGCCAGACCGGTGCCGAGGATAAAGTCAACAACACCGGCGTGGAATGTCCACACCATTTCGCCGCCTTCTTTGGCGAATGTGACATCCGGGAATTTTGCAAACGCGCACTGCTGGCAAGTAATCACATCGTTGCGTTGCAGGTCACGGATACTAATCTGGTTTTGTCCGTGGCTAGCGGTTGCTTGCGGGTTACCGGCTGTACCGGTATCGTTCGCGTACATCTGTGACAAGATCGAGTTTGTCGGGCTGGTCTTCAGCAAGCGAACCGTGACCGTTGCGCCTTTACCGGCATGGAGCGAGTGCATAACGCACCCATCGGCACCGATAGTCATGGTCGATTTATCTTCGACCATGGTTACCGAAATACCGCCTTCACTATTACACGATCCGTAACCGAGGTTGGCTTGTCCGTTCGGACCGACAATCGCGCACATATTGTCATTAAAGCTGTAAGTCGCCATTTACACCTCCTTACTTAGAACTATCACCGCATCAACACCGCTCGCACCGCACAATCCTTAGCTTCCAACAACTTGCGGAGTGCGACGGTCCGCTCTGTGTTGCGCGGCAAGGTTTCGACTAGATTTTCCGCTAGTTCACCGAAGGGTTTACTCACTATCGCTAGGTGCGACGGCAAGTGTCCGTACTCGAAGAACTGCAGTAGCGGGTCCGATGGCGGATCTGGTGGACGAGCCGCATCAGCATGTGCCGCTGTCGGTTGCTCAAACCCGCCTGAATCGTCCTGTGTTTTTGTCATCAGTCAATACCTTTGGGGCGAGTGACGGGATTCGAACCCGCAACCATCGGAACCACAACCCAATGCTCTACCATTTGAGCTACACCCGCCGTTTTTGACCTTCAGTAGCCCAAACCGATATGTGGGTTGGCTGAGCCACATTTTGCACAACAGTTGTCACAGTTATAGTCGCCATTATTCCCCGCACCCCAGTACTTTGAGAAATTCCCCTTTATCCACCCTCCATAGCATATCTTCTGACCGCTAACGCAGTTCAGGGTTTTTTGTTCTGTGGTATGCGGCGGAATATTGTACGCTTTATCATCTCCTGGCCAGACACGATCTGGTGGATCGGTAGTAAATTCAAGCTGGATAGTATCATCAGTGTGGTTAGTAAAGACCCACCGGATCGTGTCATCACCATAGGATCTGGCGTCATTGACTGGGTAGATCAACAAACAAAACGCTACCAAACTTATGATAGTGATCCGTTTCATTGTTCACCCGCCGGAATCGTCGTTAGTTTTTGTCATACCGAATATACAATTATTAAAACGGTAACAAGAAAGATTATCTGTTTACATTAATCAACACGTCCACAAAATGGATCGCACCAGCTAGCTTGGCGGCAATCTGGATCAGCGGTGCAATACGTGCCTCACGGTCCGCCTGTGACTGCTGGTCAACATTGTTGGCAAAGGTGTAGAAACCGTTATGCAAGGTATCCCCTTGGTGAAGCTCACCGAAACCCGGTGCATTCCACACACCAGCCGCAATCAGACCGTTTTGCACACCTTGTGACAGTGAGTTGTCACACGTAGTCACCAGAACGTGTACACCTGGGTTGGTTTGCGGGATTTTCGGGCTGGTGTACAACACGTTGAACAGATCGTTTTGGATACGGTTGCTCAACCAATCCAGCCCGTGCATCTCGTCAAAGTAGGCACGACCGGACATGACACCTTCCTGGGTAATCGCCGCACCGTTATTGTATTGGACATAGACATTGATTCGCTTAGCCGCTAGTGTCGTAGCTTCAGACCCGGAAACAATCTCAGGTATAACACCAGGTTCCACTTTAAACTTCATGGTCATAGTGGTGTTGGAACCCTCGAAGTTCACAGTCAAGGCGCGACCGAAAAACGAACAAACGGCATGCGGGTTAGTCAACGACCATTGAATAACCGTCCGCATGTAATCAGCCAACATGGCTTGTGACCCGATGTCGGTGACATTTGCCGGGTCAAGGCAAGTCTGCTCATTGGTAGTAATACCGTACATATGCTTGTCGGACGACGCCTCGATGTAAGCCGATATCGACAAGTGCTCAGGATCGGTTAGTACACGGGATGCGGCAAAGGTCACCGCATACCACCCGCGCCCGTCAACCCGCACAACAGCCGCTACCGGGGTTTCCTGTGCAATACCGGATACACTCCGAATCGCTGTAGCACTGGACATCATCAACTGCGCCGAGATATCGGTACCACCTCCGGTCGGCACACCGAAATACGACACCGATGACGTCGGGCCGTTGGTGCCGCTCTGACACATAAACTGGGTACCGTTCCACGTGAAAGTCAGTGTCGGTGCACTGGCAGCGGTGCGCAGCGAGGTCTGAATCGTAGAGGCAACCCCGTTTAAGTTATTGGCGGACGCGAAACTCAAACCGCTAACCTGGATCGGTGTTGCTACACCGTCGATAGTGACACTAAACGCACCGTTGGTGATTGTGGTCCAGTTACTCATCAGCATTTGCTGGGCAGTCAACAACCCGCCTGTCAACCGACCCTTAGTCGCGGTATTTGCCCATTCACCGATATAGCAAGTACTCGGCTGCGGCACCTGCGCGAAGAACAATAACGCCGCTTGGTATTCCGGTGTGGTAGTACCGAAATCACCAGCCACATCCTGAATCGTGTTATACTCACGGATGGCTTCACCGGTATCAACAACCCCGCTATCACCCATAATCAGCAAGGTGTCAAATCGCTGCGTCGGGATTGCCTGCGGTGAAAAGTTGACCTGAACATCAACAACGCGGCTGACAGACAAACCTTGTGCCATAGTTTCCCTCCTACGGGGTAATCGGGTCTAAGAGTTCAAACGCGGTGATCGTACATTTGGACAATTGGGCATTCCCGATAGTTACAACACGGTAGGCCACACCGATCCAATAATCATCACCTGGTACCATACCGGTCACTAATGCTGTGGCCGCAAAGTTTTGGTTGTAAGCCGATGCTTGTGCGGTAACCCTCACCAGTGTACCGACCAGAGTTCCGTCCGAAGATGATACTGGTGTTCCGGGGGCCGGTGAACTGCCAGAACCCCAGACCAGTTGCACCTCGCTTTCGGCATCCACCGTATCATTACCCAGTGCACCCTCAATGCCAAAGATGGCGCGTGAACTGGAAGTCGTCTGAAACAGCATATCCAGACCGGCTGTGACAAAATCCGTCGAGTTGGTGGCGGGTGGTAAACCTGATGTCTGGTTTGTCGCCGCAACCGTGCGTGCCTTCAAGTTGGTAACGTCATTTAGCAATTGACTGACTTGTGTATTAAGTGATGTGACCGCTGTCTGTAAATCGGTGATTTCCTGCGATGCCACCTGAAAGTTATCACGCACATTAGACGTATAGGCGTGTCCTTCATGCGGTATCGAAGGGTCAATATTCGAGGTCATGGTAGCGGGTCCAGAACTTCAAAGGCTGTAAGTGACATTTGGCTCAGTGTAGCGGTACCCGATTGGGCGCGGTAAGCCGCATCGAGCCAATATTGTTGTCCGCTGACCAACCCGGTAAGTAATGTACTGACACCGAACGGGTCCAAGTCATTAGAGCGAGTCGCCATCATGCTGACTACATTACCAACCAATTGACCGTTGGTTGCGGTAACCAGTGTTCCCGACGCGGGCGCGGTTCCCTGACCCCACACCAATTGCAGATCGCTACCGTTAGCATTCTGGGTGTTACCCAACATCCCGTCCAGCATCAGTATCACGCGGCTGTCATTAGTCGGTGTAAACTGAACACCGATCCCAGCGGTGACAAAAGCGGTCGAATTGGTATTCGGCGGGTTAGCGGTAATCAAGGTCGCCGCTATCTGGGAGCGCGCCTTTAGGGTAGCAACCGTGTTCTGAAGCGCGGTAACAGCACTCTGGAGGTCACTGATCTCACTTTGCGCCGCCGCAAAATTAGACCGTACATCCGCCGTAAGGGCTTGACCCTCTGTCGGCTTGCCGGGGTCAATAGCCGATGTCATGGCACATCCCACCGAGTATTACCGCTATCCCAAGTCGTTTCTTGACCATCCCAAAATGTCTCGTCAGCCAAAATGCCACCGGTATCAAAATCATCATGTATTTCATCAAACCTACCGGGCGGTTGTGCGGTAACCGTACCCTTTGATTGCAATAAATTGAGTACTTTATAGTCATAGCGTATTTCACGCCGCACGACGAACTCAACATCAGAACGCGGCCACCATCGTTCCTTTATCAAATCGGCTGCTCGTGTCATACCACCCACTGACACCAAGCCTACCGCATTTGTCCGCATTATAGCGTGATTTTGGTCAACCCATAAACCTCTTTGTAGATACGAGCAATACTTCTCATTATCCGGTCCGTAAAACGAACAAAGAATAGTATCTTCTTCCATCTGTTGTAAGGCATCATACCCGTCGGCACCGTCATCAATATGGATAAAGACCGGTGCAAAATCTGTTGTGGTACTCATGATACCGAAGGCAACCCAATTGACACTAATATCCGGTCGAAGCGGCGGCTCTTCCTGCCATCTCGGCCTTACCAATGTATTATCTAACCCGGTAATACCCGCGACTAAATCGTGAATAAAATCTTCCCACGTATCACCGGTCAGCGGCCCGCCTAGTGGAGGACCAGGTGGTAACGGATCGTTAGGTGCCAGATACCCGGCTGTTCTACTATCCGGGGCTATCGGCGGCAGTGCCATTTAAGCATTCCCGATAGGTGTCGGTATAAGATCCGGTCCTGGTTTAGGCGGATAATCTGCATTCTGAATGGAAGTACAGACTACATGCACAAAACCTCGACCGTAACCTGAATAGTCGTCAAGGGCGCGAACAACATACATCGAGTTGTTCCACAGTACATGATCCGGGTGGGTAACAGTCCCGACTTCATCGGTTGCCGGACCCTGAAAGCGGAAAGGTGAAGTAATCGAGATGCTCTTATTCATCATCTCGCTCTCCGGCACCCGCATTAAATCATTCGGGGAACTGGCAACTACCACACCTCTGGTGGAGATCGGGCGTTCCGACACTTGAACACGGCCTTTTTCATCCATATAAGTGTAACGCCGAACGACCACTATATCATCCCAAAAGCTAGGGTCGAACGCATCCGACACATCAAGTGTGGGCATTACTTCTTCCCTCGATAGCGGATCACATACGAGATCGAGTTATAGAACTGCGACGTATCAATAAGCGGTGTAAAATCCGATGCTGATATTACAGCACCCGCAGGTGCCGGGTTTTTTCTTAACCTTGCGGCAATAGTGGCATCGGCTAGTTCCGGTGCGATGTGGTCTGTTATACGTTTCTTGATTGCTGACACCGCTTTAAGGCCCGCCGCGTGTAAAGCTTTATCCATGACTTGGAGTTCACCCTGGAACGCGGCCTTACCCGCCTGCCGCATATAGCGTTCCCAATCATTTCGGCTGCTGACTACACCCGGTCGCAGCCACGGGCGCGGGGGTAGATGGTTAGCGGGTGAACCCGTTTCATGGATATAACCTAGATCCGCATTGTTTACTTCGTCGGTGTCGGTCCGCTTTGATGGTCCAGCAATGCCTTTGTCACTGTTGTGAGGTTGCTCGTCGTCTGACGGGATCCCCACCATTACAGTAGTATTCGCCAGCCTTTTTATGGCCTGTTCGACCATAGCTGTATTGTCTTCTTTTATCACCAAGGCGTCACTAACCCGACGACTCTGTGCCATCTTAATGGAACCGGCCCGCCGACGGCTTCAGATCGGGGCTTTCATTACGCCGGATCGGTGCCTGCTGTTGAGCAATAAGGACACCCGGCATCTCCACACCGGCCTTAAGAACCGGCTCAAGTTGCTTCACCACTTCCGCATGAAGATCAGCTAGGATCTTGTTGGGGTCTTCTTGCGGTGGCTTAGCCGATGCTGTCGGCTTTTTGTCACCTTGCTGGGCTTGTTGTTGCTGTGCTGGCGGCTTGGTGTCAGACGGCTTGTCTTCTTTCTTGGTATCTTCTTCCTTATTGGCTTTTTCATCCACCATGTCTTGATAGTACTCAGCCATCGCCGCGTGGTAATCGATGTTCCGTTGAAGCTTTTTCGCCATCATTGCGTTCATCTTCACCTCCGAAGTAATCTTCGATTGCCTGTGTCATATTACGGAACGCCAATTCCTCGCTCGTGTGTCCGGGGTTTTGCAGCCAATAGGCTTTCACCGCTCGGATGACATTTGCTGTTAGGATGGTCCGTCGTTCCATTACTAACCGCTTTTGACACTGGAAAAACAGTCTCCGGGTTTTACCGCTACCTGTGCGAACCGGGTACAGCACCCGCCTGTTGTTACTTCGTTTGTAGGCGTTTATGGGCGCTTTCTAGCAACGCTAACCGAATTTCAGGTGTAGGGCTAGCCTTAAATAGAACACGCTACCAGGAACACCCATAAACGTGTGTGGTTTCGCGCTATTCTTTAATACCAAAAAGATCCGCTACTATCTTTCGATCACGCGGCATATTCAAGTATTTGAGTAATTCTTTGGGATGGACTAAAGATACACCTTCACTTTCCCAATGATAATCGTGCGGGTGTCCGCCCTCACGCTCGGCCATATAGTATCTGGTAGTCCCCGTTGTTCCCCCGTAATCCCCGGCATGTTTTATTATCTTACCCTTTAGACCTGATTCTTCAAAGGTCTCCTTTATCGCATTGGCTTGCGGGTGCATCCCCTTTTCTACCCGACCTTTCGGGAAAGTATACTCGTATCCGCCGTAAGCATTGGTAGGCTTGACTATCCACACACGCCCGTCCTTTTCTTGCATAATCAAACCAGAAGAAGTGGTAGCGCCTGGTGGCTCATCGATTTCACGGTTTTGTCCGCCTACACTATTCCACACATCCGGTTCATTATACGATTTCAATGGTATGTTATTAACATGCGGCGGGGCTTCAGTACCCTTTGTAAAGTGTTGGGCTTTGGCAAACTTTCCGCCTTCACCCCTGGGGTGTTCTTCTTCTTTAAACTCCGCATCGCGAAAGCGTTTATTGTGGATGTGGACGTGAAGCATTACTTAGGGACCGATAACCCGGATAGTCGAAACCGGCCACCGTCCTCCCCATAGTAAAACCGGGTAAGGATACCATCCGTAAGTATACTGTCCCGGTGCACCCATCTGAAACGGCCCGATAGGCAGGAACTTCATCATCGACCAGAACTGCCTACCGTACAGTGTCATGTTGTACTGTCCGGCTTCGGGGTCTACACCCATACTGGTGTCATAACTAATCGACACCCCGTTGACCGACTTACTTGCCGGTATACCGCCGACCCCGAATATGTTTTGGGATGTATAACCGCCTGGGCCGAATTTAGCTAATTCATGGGCGGTCCATAAGCCTTGCCCGAGTTGATACATATCCCCCCAAACACTGGAATTAAGCGGTGCCATATTGAGCCAGGTTTGGATCATCGCATCGGTATACACCGACTTGTCACCGAACGCGGGGAACAACAGACGAAACTGGGAAGGTGTAAGCGGGTCGCTCGGATCAGGCGGAAACTGGACCGACGTGCACATAACCGTTGCACTGTCGGTCAAGACCCGGCTGTCATCCAATGTGACTGTAGCCTCTAGATCATACAAACAATTTTCGACCATATTGCCGATAAGTGCCGATGTTTTATTACTACTAAAGGTGGGATTACCAAGAATACGAGTACTCGGTGTCGGATCGATAACCCCGGAATTAGGGTCTACCGTACACACCCATTCGGCACCGTTAATTGTACCTGACGCACCGATCTGAAGTGTAAAGTCAAACACAAAGTTGTCACTCGCGGGTGCGGGCGGAATGGGTCCGAATGTTTCAGCCATCATGCAACCCTTTTACTAGGTAGAATTATTATGGTGCGTTTTGTTTCCCCATCGCTTTCAGATACCACAGTGCGGTTGTAGTATTCACCGGTAGTCCGGTTTATCGGAACCACTGGTATAGCACCAGGAACCGCTTGGCTTCTGGTGCTACTGCCTTGTAATAGTCGGTTATTTACGCCAGGTCTTCCGACCACCATTTAAACCGGACCATGTTCCCTTTGCGGCTGCGGCGGGATCGGTCGCGGTTGCGGGGGTTGTTGCGGCGGTTGTCCCGGCTGCTGTGACGGATCCTGCTGCGGCGGGTGCGGTGGCTCTTGCTGCGGCGGGTGTTCTTCACGACGCGGATCAGACATGGCTATACCTTCCAAAAGGTACGGTTTCGGCTGTTCCAGTTTTGCAGTGACTGGTCACCAACAGGCTTGCTATCACCTGTCGTAACCGGTGCCGTACTAGATTGTGACATCCCAGCCGAGGGTGTGGTTGACTGCGGAATACTGCTAGTCATTTGATCCCGGTTGAACTGCTCAGCCGTGTTTGACACTTTGTGCACCACATTGGTGGCACCTTCAACCGCACCGGTCGCTGCACCCAAAACGTTGTCTTGGGTTTCTTCTTGTTCATCCGTGTCACTGTCACCGACTTTCGGTCTGATAGACCGGTCTTTGGGCTCGTCACGCGAACCGGCTATCGTATTACCGATAGTGCCGGTCTGCGGTGCGACTGTTGGTGCCAGTGCCTCACCGGATTTTCTGTCAGAGCGATAACCGCCTTCTTCACCCGGCATATTGCCGATAAGGTTCTGGCGGTTCGGCAAGAAAGAACTGGTGATGCCGCCCTGATCGCGGGTGACAGCAGCATCAACACCAGAAATAGTCCCGGCATTTTTGCTGGCATAGAAGACACTTTCTCCTTTCTCAGCACCGTACTGCTGCTTCATACCCGCCAATATTTTTTCCCCTTTCGGTGTCAGCGGCACGGTCGCCTCCTTTATTCTTGCGGTTGCTCGGTTTCCCCCGGTGTAGCCGGTGGTGCGGTATCACCCAACCGCGCACGCGAGGAACCGCTCGGAACAGGTCCACCTTGGGTATCGGCACCTTCCTTGCGTGCCATTGTTTGGGCGGTGACAACCGGTCCGGACGGTTGGGTAATCGCCAGCGCATGTTGCTGCTCAGGATCAGGGTGCGGTTCGGTGTACATTTGGCCGGTTGCCTCGACCTTTTCTTTTTCCGCCGCGTATTCTTCCGACGCCTTTTGCATGTCTTCCAATTGCTCGCGCTGCGCTTCCTCACGCTGGGTTGCCAGCGCTTCATCAGCATCGGCTACCGCTTTGTCACGGTCGACCTGCGCTTGGTACGCTTTGTCCATGCGAGCCGCTTCACCGTCGCTCTGCGGCATCAAATGGGCAAGAATAGGGTTTTTTGCCAATTCAGGTGTCAGTTCCACCCAACCAGGTTGAAGTGTCACAATCGACCCGTTCGGGTTCTCCTCCGTCCCTGGCATCTGGACGTAGGTCTGATTGGTGATGAGTACACGCGGCATTGTCAGTACTCCCTAAAGTCAGAAAAACCCTCAGATACCGTCAAGGTATGACAGGGTCTCCGGGTAAATCACTTCCAGCATACCGAGGCGGCAATAGTATGTGGTCGAGTGATAGATACCGACATACTGAAGTGCCGTCTTTTGCAGCGGGGTCATCGGATAACGAGCCCGCAACGGGTCTTTGCTGTAAGCGAGGCACCGGTCAACTGTACCCAACACCTGCGGGGTGCCACCCGTTCCCATGCCGATGGACCATTTTACCGGAAGGATGGACAACTTACCACCGCGTTGGGCGGATAGGTTGTTGTCTTCCAGAAACTTCAGGATCGACATGCTACCAGCCGAGGTGACAACCTGGCTGAGCAGAATACCGTACTGAATGGGAGGAACCAAAAGCCGGTCCGGAATCACCGCATAACCGCTGCTAGCCCAGGTGTTTTGCAACAGAGTATTGACATCGGCAAGGATAAGCGCGGGGGTCTTGCTGGCCCAGGTGGTGGCATTACCGGTACCGGTTGCCGCTGCGGTGGTCGCGGTGACATTCGGCTTGTTAAACAAACCGGTCATCTGCACCGTAGAATCACCGACATACACCACATTGTCGATGTCCATCTGGTGCTTAAGGTTCAGACCCTCAAACTTCTGCTGGTCAAGCGGGCGGCCTACCTTGATTGCCGATTCCAGTTCAGGAATGGAATATTTGAGTTCCATTTCCCATAACAGCAACGGCTGGCTGGTCTTGCTGATATCCGCCGCGATACCAGCAATCGCCGTGGTGCTTTTACCTGACCAGTTGATGCCGGTCGGTGTCAGACCACCAGGTGCCGCAAACGAGCTGTTGGTGAAGCTTGCCGCTTCATCAGCAATCGTTACATCTTCGCGCAGATCAACATCGCGACCCCATGTTACCGCCGCAAGCGGCATATGAAGGGTCGGATCAAGCCGTTCGAGTTCGTTCACCATGAACGCACCCGCCGAGTCAATCGTTCGCCCGTCATGGGTTACATAGGCACGGTCCAGTGTTGGCCACCGTTGGCCGTTACTGGACGGCCTTCCGTCGTAAGTAAACATGGGTTGCTACCCCCAATCTGGTGTGGTTAGATGTTAAAAGCAAGTTCGGTGTTGGAACCAGCATCAGCCGGCCCTTCAAACACCGCTGACGGTACCGCAAACGCGGATGCATTGGTTGCAGCTTCCCATCCGCCCTGAACATGCGGTGCGGCACTGGCGGCAAACCACACAAACGCGGCACCATTATGTGTCGCCGATGCCGCGCCGTTGAGTTTGACGCTGGCATAACCGCGATACATGATATCAATAATGCCGGTTGCTGGTGGTGTACCGCCGCCGAAACCGACAGTACCCAGCGGGTAGGCTACACCGATGTCACTGGCGACAAACGGTCGGACCGAGATCCCCATCACCGCTTGCGGCGGGGTTGCGGTGTCGGTTGCCGCAATCGGACGCGCGCCGTTGGCATCAACCACACACAAGACCCCGTATTGGGTAACAGGGGTGGTGGTGTTTTGCTTTTCGGCTTTGATTGTGGTACCGATCACATTAAAGCGGGTGCATTCACCGGGAATCCCCGCTGGCATCCTAAAGGTATAGGCTACCATGATTGTTTATCCTTTCCCTTCCCAAAGTATTAGGTCTTTGGAGCCCGAAACTCACCGGAGTCCCATGCCTCACGGTTGCGGCGCTGGATCTCAGCAATCGACACCGGCCCGCCGTGGGGGTTGCTATCACGCGACCGACCACCGTCATTGGTGTTGACAGAGCGGGTCATTTGGCGGTTATTAAACTGGGACTTAAGCCCGTTACCGACCGCATTAAATGCCATCTTCACCGTGTCGCACCCGAGGTTCTTTATCTGATCGTTGGTTTTGATACCGACCAGATCAGACAACACACCGCTGGTGAAATCGTCCTTAAGCGCACGGTCGAGGGTCTGGCGGCGGAACGCGCACAAACGGATCGCGGTACGTTCCGGTGTCAGCCGCGCATCAAAGGTCGGAACACGTACACCGGGTGTGATGATTTCGGCCAGTGAAATGGTGTCGGACCATAGATCTTCCATATCAGCCGAGTCACCGGACCGCCACCGGCGCATCTTATCACCGATAGGGGATTCCTTTAGCTTATCGACATCGGTTGCCGGAAGGTCGGTTTCACCCAGCATATTTTCGGGTGACAGGCGCTCAGGAACCGGTGGCTCCTCGTCGCGCACCCGCAGTGAACGACCGCGCCGCATCCGATAGCGCCGCGCGTCCTTGGTTTCGGGGTCTTCGAGTTCCACATCCTCGCCGTCGTCTTCTTCTTGACCACCGCCGCTTTCAAGCTGCTCGACGCGTTGAAGAAGCTCCGCTACCGCAGCGGCGAGTTGCTGAATATCCGGTGTACCACCACCACCGACATCAATCGGCGGGTCGTCATCACCAGCCGCTGCACCACCACCACCGCCTTTGTCGAGGTGAAGATGGATGTGTTGATCCCCGTTTTCGCCCGTCATAGTATCCGGCCCTCCTTGACCTTGACCTCCCATAAAATCGTCAACAACGCGAACAGCGGCATCATTGGTGTCCGCTGTCCGAATCCGCGATACCATCCTCTCCATCCAAGCTGGCGCCATCTTCACCTCCGTTTCGGTCAGTAATGGCAGTGAATGTGTAAACTACGTTTGCGCCGCACCGGGTAAGCTGAATCCCGAAACGGAAACCGTGGTACAGAATCACCAATACGACAGATCGGGCCACACCGACCCTCATGTACTAAAGCTAAATGATTGGCGAGAATATTGGCTTGGTGTCCGCGACCGGGTCCGTCTTCAATATAGTCAGAATCGTATCCTACCGATACTTCCCGCAATACCTTATCGGTAATCATTTGGATTGCTTTAGGGTCGTAAATAATCAAATCACCCACTAGCAAGTTATCCATTAAACCCGTACCTTGACGCGGGTTAATGACAGTCCCAACAATCATATTCTTGTAATTTTCGGGGGTAACATCTTCATCGGGGTGGTCAATAACAATCGGCTTGCCCTGAAGGCTGGCAATCATAGCCGGTTTAAAGACTTCGGAAGCGTCGCGGTTGATAATAACCCGACCAGCTGAATCACCTTTTATCGGTATTTCCTTTTCATGGTATAGTTGCGCGCCGGTCCGTGCTAGCGGAACACTTTCCGCCACCAAAAAACCCTCTTTTGTCATCCCCTGTGTCGGCCCTAAACGCTCAGTAGTAAAGAACTTCATTGGTAAGGCTTCCATGAGTCTTCACGGACTGACATAAGCAGCCTAGTAATCGCGCAAGTTTGGGTGGTGTAATCTGGACAATGGTTTGCGTAAGCTTCTGTACGCTCCCAATTAATAAACACATCACCGGTTTTATCAATCCGAATCATATTGCTAATAATAAAATCATTATCCGAAATAGCACCAGGCGGAATTACACCACGTGCTTGATAAGTACATTGATAAAAAAAGACTGCAGCTAAAACAAATACCGCGAGCAGCAGCATGATTACACGGTCCGTCATTTTTTATCTGTCACCTATAAGGGGCTCGAGGAGACACTACAGTCCCCCCATAAGACCTTGTGTCTCCTCGCAACGCTCCGGAGAGAGAAAGTCAAAGCGCTGCCGCGTAGCGGCACCCCCTCCCTTCACCAACCAGCAACAGCGAGACGCTAACTGTCACCGCTCAAAGCAAAGGGAAGCTCGTCTTGACAAGGATATTGATTTGTATTAGAGAGGAAACTCTACACAACTAACTCATGAAAGGCGTAGTGTCTTTTATCGGGTGAGCGGTGTAGCACGAGAAACTTGACCCGACTGTCACAGCCGGGTCATTTTTTCTCTCATGCTCAGGAAGGTAGGGCTAAAAGACACTCTAATCTAAAAGAAGCAGCTATTAATGGTTCCTACAATTATGCCATTGGTGCTTGTGAAAGAGAGCTCGCCGAAATACTTGAAACAAATGGCTTTGATATAGTCAAACAACACCTAGTTGGTGGATATATGATAGATATGGCTATGGATAATATTGCTATAGAAGTCATATCAAAGCACGCATTTTCACCAATCAGTGCCGACATTAATCGTAATGAACATTTATTCCAGAACAATTTTAGACTCGTTTTTGTTCACTGCCGCAACGCTACAACTTTACTCAGAAACACAGACAATCTAATCACCGCTTTTACTGAAATTCGTAATAATCCACCGCCTATCGGTGAAGTTTGGATGATTAAGTGTAGTTTTCATGATGTGGGCAATCATGAAGTTAATGAGTTTTCCATTCATAAATACAAGAAAAAGTCACTGTGTTAAGTTATAATATCCGCGATTATCGGCTCCGCCCAACATCTGCAGTTTGGCCCGCCGCCTGGGTTATACCGCATTTCTTTCTGCCCTATTTCACTCGCAATAGGTGGATCTTTCCACCTAAACGTCTTCCCATTAAGTTCTTTATGACGCTTTCGTACTCTATAGTCCTGCACCGTGTGCCATATATAATGTGTACTTCCCACGTATTCCGCTCTAGCTTGAGTAATCAATGCATGACTTTTTGCTGTCTCAGTGCGCGCAATCAAAGTCGCCTTGCTAATTGAGACCCCGGTACTGTCCCGTATCTGGTCGATTATCGATCCGTAACGTTGTCCTGTAATGGTATACTCCAGTGTCAATTTCTGTACACGTTCCGCCGCATCTAACGGAATAGATTTAATATAGCCTACTTGCTCATCGATTAATGACCGATACAGATCACCTAACGGGGTTCCCCAGATCTCTTTACGTAACTCGCGACCTAACAAACGTGAGTGTTTGTACCATGCTTGTTCGTCGCGTCTACTAACCTCAGCAATCATATTGGCCGCTGCCGCTTTTGCCCACGGGTCAAGTATGTGGGCATAGTTGGTCAGCATGTTGACTAGTGCCGGAACAATAGCCGGATCACCGGGGGTGAACTGCTTGATTATATCACCGACATGGCGGGCTATCTTGCGTAACTGGACTGCATACTGCAAGTATGCGTTTCTGACCCTGGCAAAGTGTTGTTGCTCACGCCTGCGCGCCCGCGCGGACATGGCGATATCGTGTGTCAGTGCACCGGATATGGTGGATGCAAATGCGGCTGGGTTTTTATACATTAAGGTAATCAAGGGTGTTTATTGGCAAGCTCTTCGCAACTATGAATAATCGCCAACACTTGGTGGGTCGTTTCTTGAATGCCAAAACCGTTTGGTCTAACCCCCAAATAAATTACACTGTTAGTACCGTCTGCCAAATGTCCATGGTGTTGAGCCGCTGGTTTTATCGCCTTGATTGTATCACTAGAAATCAATAACTCACTACCGTCCGGGCTATGGAAGGTCAATAAACATACCGCTATATATTTGATTAAACAACTACTTCCGAGCAGCAGGCCGGTCATTATTACCACCGCGCTTTTCAATACAATCGGCAAGCCGCTCAAGAAACTTTTGCAAATCGCTATAATCAAAGTCATCGGGTGCCGCATCGCCACTGGCCATTGCCAGTCGCGGTTGTTCACGCCCTCTGATTAACTGCCGCGCCTTGTGACCAGCATATCGGCCTAGACCCAGTGAAGTTTCAGCGGCGTGTTCAACCCCGGTATGTACCGCCGCCTCTTGTACCACTTCTTGGATCATGCCCATAATGGCACCACCGACCGCATGGCCAGCAGCGTGAACCGCGCCGCCACCAGTCGGGTCACCGTGCGCTAGGCTCATGAGTGACATAGTGACTGTAAAGGCAAATTTACCTAGAGCGTAGACTTCATGAGCGGACGGTTTCTTCCCCGACTTGATGTTCTTTAAAGCACTACCAGCAGCAACCGCCTCATGCTTCATATGCTTTAAATGGGTCTTAAGTAGAATCGGCAAGGTCTTGGCAGCATGGCGTAACTTACCGCTGACAGTCTTTCTTGCTTCCTGTTCTGACCCAAAGTGTTGTTTTAAGGCTTCAAAATCCGGTCTACCTTCACTGAGTAACTGCTTACCGAGTGCCTTTGCCCCGCCCAGTGCTGATTTGGTGGCCGACTTTGCCTTGCTACCAACACTGCCTGTCCCTTTCTTGGTAAACTTGCCATGGGATCGCGGGTGTTGTGACTCAATAAACCCGCCGACTAGTCCACCATAGTTTTGATCGTAACCGCGAAACGGCTCTGGCTCCGGTTTCTTTCTCTGTTGGGCGACATTACTTCCGGCTTTAATGTCCACATCTTCCTTACCGCGACTGCCGTGTGTCAGTACCGAAAACTTACCTGAAGGATCGCGCGGATGGTCGCCTTCGGTATAAGCATCAGTCAGACGGATACGGTGCGGTGTTGTCAGTGCGGTGCTGATAAAAAGGTGGACATGCCTAACCATTATTCATCCTTGTCGTCTTCCATATAGCCCTGCCACATACCTTTGATAAAGCTGATGACCACTGTCACCGCAACTAGAGCCATCAGCCCGTACCAATAGTTATCAAACATCATCCTTATTATCATCGTCTTCTAACTCTAGCGGGTCGAAGCCTAGCAACGCGATCGTATCCGGGTCTGTCTTGTCCAGTAACTCATCGTCGTCTGTGTCATCGATATCCGGCATATCGTCGTTGCCTTCATCAGTACCGGTGCCGAAATGAATACCCGGCAGATCGTACTGGTATTTTTTGGCTAGGTTGTTGGAAGGTGGACCTTCTTCATCAAGCCACGCGCCGGTCTTTATCTTCGGCTCGGGTACAGTTGGTCCACCTGGGCCTTTTGATGAGGTTCTCATTGCGGTATCGGTTTCTCAGCGGGCGGTGTCTGTTTCCCGCTGGTGATCGGGTGCGGCCCTAGGTGTCGGATGTAATTCTTCGGCGGGTGTGAAATATCACGGCGGTAACGTGTATGGGAATAATAATGGTGGCGGTGACGGCGATGGTGACGAATAGATGGCGCGGTTTCTGGCGGCGGTACATAAGCGGGTTGCGGCGGCGGTATCATAGCCACAGGCGGAGGTGGAGGCGGAGGTGCCGGTTCGGGCGGTGGTTTCGGCTGACAGGCTGCGGCTGCAATCAACAACGGCAAAGCAAACAACGCTTGTTTGTACATGAGGCGCTCCCTTTACTTACAGGTTGGTATTCGGGTCAAGATTTGGATGCCTTGCAATGTGTCGCAGTCGCTAGAAACAAACCGGTGCAGTAGACGTCCTGTTGGTTGAAATACCGAGATAATTATCATTAGGAACACGATCCCTATAAGTAAAATAACCGCACTTCCATACTATGATCCAAGTGACCATTTCCGGGATGAGGGCAACCGCAAAGGCGACAAGCATGGTTTCTTCACGTTTGATCCTATTATGGAGTCTTGACAATAACACCTAATTTTCTCCCGACGATCTTGTGTTCAAGTTTACAGTCACGGACAAACTCATCATAAGCCTGAAGTGCACCGTCCCATTCATCAATATGCCAACAATCATCGACGACAATAATACCGCCCGGTGCCATCGCGTCATAGATTTTGGGTAGTGCGGTCTTGATCGGCAAGTAAAGATCGACATCTAAGAGACAAAAGGCAATCGGTGCCACTGTCGCAAAATCAAACCTATTGACGTCATCTTTAATTGACCGAACCCGGTAGATATTGTTTGCTGCCAGGGTCTTGTTAAACCACGACTTTTTATTGTCATTAAAGGTCGAAAATAACTTATCGATTATTTGTGCCGATTTATTTCGGTGAATACGCTCATAATCAATATCACCTTCCGCAAAACCGGAAAACGTATCAATCGCATAATAGGGATGGTCTATATTCTGTTCATCCATATACTTGTTCAAAAAGACGGTAGTCGCACCGTAAGCACAACCGGCTTCCACAACCGAACCTGAGATAGCGCTGGTAGCGGAAAGGTATTGGGTCAAAAACACCAGTTCCGCAGGGGAGAACATAAGCTTGTAGACACTAAACATCGAGCAACGATAGAGCGGTGTATTAAAGACAATGTACTTAAACAGTGTTTGCAGACTGTCCTTAAACAAAGACTACTCCTTTACTTAACCTGCCACGGGGCGAAGATCATCGGGTTGATATAAGATTGCAGTGCAACAGTCGGTGTGTTACCCAACTGTTTGCTCACCTTTTGTGCTACGTCCTTTACCATATCCTTATACTGTTTCATCGAAGTCGGCGGTTTTTGCGCTTGTACCAGCTCATTAGCTATACGCGTTGCTTTGAGAGTCCGTAGGTCTTTGGTTTTAAAACCGCCACCGGCTAGGCTACCAACATAACGCCGCAGTGAATTATCATTGACTGTCGGAAATAGTTGGCCACCCTTTTGTGCCCGCTTTTTTAACTCGTCCGCTAACTGTTTATTGTGTACCGGGATCCGGTTTCTGACACCTTTCTTACCGACAAAGGATAAACAAACACCGTCCTTGTCTGACACAATATGGGTATCACTTAATGTAGTCGCACCGTAAGCCTGCTCGTCAGCACCGGTGGCCCTTTCGGAACCTGGCCGTAGACCTGTTTCCATAATCAGCTTGGTGACAAACGCGTGTTCCTTCTTTTGCTCATCGGAACCGATCAAGTCCTTATTTACCTGGCCAGTTAGACGGTCGTGCTTACCGTTGAGCGCCATAACCCGCTTGTATTTCTTGGCGTCTTGGCTCGAACGAAACTGGTCTAAGTACCGATACTGGACCTTACCTTTGGCATCCTTACCCGTTACCTGTAGCGGTTTCTTCGGGTCCATGCTAATATGAGTGTCAGTCCACGCCGGGGGTATGACTAGCTTTTTTATGTGTTCCGGCCAGGCTTCCCTATTCGGTGCATAGACTAAATGGGCGGTTGCGGTTGATTTTCTGGTCTTACTCGGCGGTGTGGTTTTACTTGACCCACCGCCTTCTGTCCATTTACCGCTTTCATCACGCTTTTCGTTGGGGTCGAAGTCGCGGAAGGGCTGCGACCGGTATTGGTTACGCTCTTCTTGGAGCCGGTATATTTCCTGAATAATGTTGGTCTGTTGGGCTTGTTCAGCCAAACGTAGTAAATCCGCATCTAGCGGAACCGGAAATACTTGATCGCCGTAGTGAATAACAAGGCGGCGCATACCTTCCCCTTCAACCGCTAGAGAGGCCGCTTGTGGAACGTGCAGGTTAAGGTGTAGGTGTTTTTATGTGTAGGGGTAGCCGGGAATGCTTCGGGTGCCTGTAGCACGCCCATAAATTACAGCGGAAGTATCTTCACATCAATATTGGTAGTACCGGGTGGTGGTGTTAGTGACGGCACTGTCACCATGTGCGCCAACATTTCCTGCGCATCATCCGCGTTAAATGTCGCAACCAGCAAAGGGTTGCCACTTTCGTCTTTGTAAGTTACTTCCCAGATCATCGGACCACCTTACGGTAAAGTAGCACGCGGTTGGTGCGGCGGCTGGTTTTCCGCATCAAGTTCCGCTTCCGCCTGATGCCAGAACTCTTCATCGCGCCCTGTCGGGCGGCCAGCTTCTTCCCACAGTTTTTCGGCACGCTCACGTACTAGGTGTTCACGGTCGGTCATTTGATACCTGCTCCACCGAGAATAAAGGTCAAAACAAATAAGGCTACACCGAGCCACCCTAGGTGCGGTATCGGCCATCCTGACGGCCATGTTACCGGTCTAAAAGCCTGAATTATCAGCAGGACAAACGCGAATACAAGGATAATGGTTGCAGCCATTGCAGTCACTCCTTATGAACAAAGATCTTCCCCGCGCGGCGCAAAGCCTTGTGCATGATTCTTTGTTCTGAAAGCGTGAGGTATCGTTTGTCACTTGTCTTTTGTTGGTTGGAGTCTTTCCAGTCAACAAATGTGCCATCAGGCTGTTGCACTTCAATAGCCGGATCACCAGGAACCATTTGCTCAAGTTCCTCAGGTGACAGGCTATGAAGACGCTCAATACCTTCTTCAGTCGGCGGCCCTTCCGTTGCCTTTGTCGCAAGCTTTTTCATCTGTTCAAGCATTTTATCAGTCACTCGGTTCACCTTCTTGGTATAATTGACACACCGCCCGTTTATTCTTTTCATCAAAGTCTAAAACCCTTACATAAGTAATGCCGCGTTGGAATAGGATCTCACTTTCACCGTCATTATTAATCCATGCGGCTTTTGTCCCTTTCGGTGTCGCAATAACCAATGTAACCGGCCCCCAACTTTTCATCTTCTCGGGGTCAAGTGATGCCGACATAAAACCTTTATCCCGAAAAACATAACCGTTAAAAGCATCCTTTAAGAATTGGGTTGCAAACGGCTCGCGTAAACGCCGGGTTAAAATCATGTCGGCTGGCAATTCAGTTTTAGCAAAGTAATCAGTCAAAAGCTTGACCCGGCTGTCACTATTCGGATGGTTGCCGTAACGGCAAGTATCATTCATCGATTGATAACCTACACCTTTATACTGATCGCGTGCGTCTTTTGTAGCATAATCCATAGTCGGCGCATGGGTGCCGAGTTCCGCATAGGCTTTTGAGTACAACGCTGACACCCCGGTATTGTACTGTTGATCTATATACGCGGCTAAAGCGACATCATGCGATTCTTGTATCTGTGCAGGTGGTACCAGTGTCTTAGGTTGGACTATCTGTTCCTTACCGCTCATGACGGAATTGGCAACTAGACCGACCTTTGCCAGTATTGCATCACGCCGTTTTACTAATGTGTCAACCATAGCGGCTTTATCGTTTGCACCACCAGGACTGTATTGGTTGACTAGGTTAGTAATCGCGTCGGCACTGATATTCTGTAACCGTTGTGCTGATTGCTTTAATTCTTGTTGGGTCATATCCGCATAAAGTGATGCGGCTTCGGCGTTCTCGCTCGGTTGTCGTAAGCTTTCCCATTCACTTGCTAAATCGTTAAACTTTGTTCCCTTGGGTTGGCCTTGGGCGCGGAACAATAATGAGCCACCAAAATCCTGTGCTAGTACATTACCATCCTGGTCAATACCGATATTGTTACCGCCTTCTAAACCGACAGCATCCCAGTTTGCAATCCACGCATGAAGTGCAAAGTCTTGCTTGGCGGCTTCCCGCTCTTGGGAGCTAAACTCGTCAAGCTTGCCTTTGCTTAAGGTCTGCCACTCAGTGCCAACATTAAGTCTGTCACCATCGACCACCTGATGGTAAGTAAAAGTATTACCCCCTGCCAAACCAAATAAAGCAGCAGCCAAGAACTCATTCCGAGAATGGTTATTAGTAGAGGGCTGCTTAATGTAATACGTATTCCCGTTCGGGTCTTCATAGGTACCCCCCGGATTACTTCCTTTCTGTGGTCCGATCTTTTTTAGGTCGGATTGGTTAAGTGTATGGCTGATGACGACTTTAGGCGGGGTTTCATGTTGGGCGATAGTCGGCAGTATATTTTCTAGACCCGTACCGTTGATACCGTCATACGGTTGTCCCGGTGGATAGTATATCCAATTATGTCCACCACCATAGTCTTGTTTTGTAATATAGACCTTAGACCCGGTAGCATTATTGACATACTTGGCTTTGGTGGTAGACATTGTGCTGACAGGTGTAAAACCCTTGCCAGATAGATCGGTATTTACCTTTGGATCGGAATGGGCGTATTGGTTCGATGGCTCCACAGTTGGAGGTGGAGATGGAGATGTTGGAATCGGCTCATTAAAATCTACTTTAGCTAAGGCGGCTTCAATATCTTCTTCTTCACCACCGGTCTTCTTTGCAAACTTACCACCTGGACCGCGCGGGTGTAGCATTTCAAATGCGTTGTTAAGACCCTCCTGTCCGTAACCCGATGCTACTGTACCTTCACCTTTCTTCCAAATGGTCCAATTACCGTCGTTATCAATAGCGACTTCTTCAGTGCTGTTAGTCGCTTCTGGTGTATCAAGATAAACTACACCACCGCTTGAGAGGTTTTTCACATACGGCAGTGTATTCTTGAGGTGGGTGTCAGCTTTAACCTCTGTGGTCGTAGTCGGTGTTGAAGTTGTTTCTTCGGGTAAAGTCGCTAAGAAAGACGGCAAGGCACCGTTGATGCCTTCACCTGTTTCATGGGTATTTGAAATCGTGTTATGATACTCCCAACTATAGTAACCGCTTTCTTCATTTTTACTAATGGATACAGTCCCGCCGTGTTTCGGATCGTTATAAACTAAATGGGTCGGTGTGGTTGTCACCGGAACAAGGCCGTAATCGTTTGCCTTACTGTTAACATAATCAATCGAATACTGTGCAACCGGTGTAACAGTAGTGGTCGGTTTTGCTTCCAGTGTCTCCAAGAAGTTCTTTAGGCCGACAGCGATATCATCACCGGCTTGCGGTTGTCCTCCACTGGGCGGCATATACGACCACGGAAAGTTACCGTTTACTTGCTTATGGCTGACAACAACCTGTCCGCCTGTTTGCGGTACTTTAAAAACAGTCGCATGTTCACTAACCGATTGTGGTTCTAGACCAAGATTCTTGCCTTTAAAACTGACATACTTAGCATTAACAGTCGGCGATGTAGTTGGTGTAGTCGGCTTTAAGTGTTTTTCAACCGCTTCATTCAGACTTAATTGGGTTTTACCGCTGGCAACTTGTCCTTGGCCTTCTTTCCACAGTGTCCAACTGTTACTCTCATGATCAACCATTAATTCAGTTTTATAATCGCCACTCCACGGCGCATCAGTATAAGCTACCATATTGCCGATTTGGTGTTGGTGCTCTAGTACAGTCTTTACTGCGGGGGGCGCTGACAGCGGTCCTCTACTCGGTGCCGGTTTAGGCTTCTCCTCAGAAATGACTTCAGTCTTTTTCTTGCCTTTCATCCATTCTGGTAGCGCGACTTCTTTTTTACCGTGTTGGGTATTTAGAAAGGCTTCGAGTGTATTACCACCAGTCCCGCCTACACCTTCACTATGTCGCCATCCTTTACTATAGGTCTGATTGGGAAATGCCGGTCCGACATGGACCTTATGTCCGCTCGGGTGTTCAAAGGTGTAATGACCCCCCGGTGTTTGTTGCTTTGATTTGATGTACCCGTGCGCCTTGAGCGGGTGGGCTATTTCATTGGCGACTGTATGCTTCTTTTCAGTCGGGGCAAATTGAAACCCTTGTGCGACTGTCACACCTTTTTTGGCACCGACAGCCCCAGTCCCTTTTTTGACAAACTTGCCCGCTTCACCGCGAGGGTGATCTTCTTCCTTAAATTCAGCATCGTCGTGGAAGTGAAGAAAAATCATGGGCTATAGCCCAACAATAAAAAGACGAGTAAGACTATGATTAATACACCGACTATGCCGAACGGCCCGTAACCCCAGCCCGATGAATAACCCCATCGTGGGTATGCGCCGAAAAGCATAAATACGAGGATGATGAGGATGATTGCTAGTAACACGGCCTACACCCTTTATGCTGCATCTTCATCTTTACTGTGTATCAGTTGCGGTTTGCGCCAGTCCGATTTACCGAGTATGTCTTTGCCGCCTTGAAAGCGAAGCCGCTCATCACTACCCGGTAAGAAACCCCGGCGCTTCGGCAAGAAATCTTCCAATTCCTTTTCCTTACCTTCATCATCATCGTGAATGATACCCGGAAGGAAATCTTGTTGGTCAGACTTATTGTCGGGTTTTTGTTCACTGCCACCAGCAGCATTGACTTTGGGCGGGCCTGGCGGACCCGGCAAGAAACCGCCGCCCATACCGCCTTCTTCACCTTCACCTTGTCCCTGGCCCGGTGTCAAAGGCGGTTCGTTCATCGCCTCTTCGATTTCCTTGTCACTGATATCAGTCCAAATACCGGTATAGGTACTCGACTGTTTTAGTTCAGACAATGCGGTGCCTCGGTTTACTAAACCAGACTCGAATGCCTGTTGGATGGTCCCGGTTATCTGTTGGGCAACACTGGCACGCTGTTGATGGTCAAGTTGGTCAAGCGGCACAAAGTCAAACCACCAATCATCAGCCGGTTTGATACCTTCATTGATGAAGACTATATTCAACAGCTTTGTGATCGGGGTTCTTAACTCGGACTCCTGTCGGCGCTTAATACCTGAGTGATAGTTGGTCCAATCGCTTTCACCGGTAGCATTCATCCCCGCTGGTGACTGGCCGAATAGTCTGACTAAGGGAATCTGTTCACTGCCGGATACTTGTTGGGCGAATTGCAGTATCAGTTCCGCCAGTCCGCCGAAGGCGTAAGCATGGGCTTCAAAGCGGTCTTGCTCGTCCATGAGGGTCAAGCCTTCATTGGTCTGAAAGCGCCTGACCATATCGACTTGTTCAAACAAGGCATCGAGCAACTTACCGCCTGCGGCGATGATCTTCCGCAGGTCTTTAATCGCGTAAGTGCGTAAATGCGCCTTGTAGACTAATTGTGCGGCACCCGCTGTAGTCGAGTCAAAGGCGGTTATGCGATCGTATAGCGGTTCAAGAATCGAGAGTGTCCAAAAGTTTTCTGACAAGCGTTGGTAGTACGGAATGTTGAGCCCTTCAAACCGGATAAAACGAGAATGGTGGATCTTTGACCTGGCGGCTAGCGGGGCATCGGCTGTGACATCGTAATATTCGGGTAAGCCAGCGTCATCTTCATGCGGATCTTGTACAATTTGATTAAGTGAAGGGTTTATCATCCATCTATCTAAGACAATCAATTTAAGTAAGCAGTTCTTTGACAGGGTTTCGATACGCAGCGGTTCTTCTGATTTCTGACCGTCGATTAGAATATAGATACCGGCACCGCCGTACAACCTACCCCACGACTTTGCTTCCTTGATCTTCTCCCAAAACTGCCACTTCGATTGTAATGAAGTGTATATTTTACTCTTCTCGTCTTCGTCAATGCCTTGGGTAAACTGTATCCCTTCACGGGTCATATCTTCTGGAATGGCATCGACACAAGCACGGACAAGCCATGATCCGCGATACGCCCAATCAAGCAGTATACGCAGTCTGGTAATCGGGTTAAACCCGTAGGTTCCCGCACTGGCTTGGTTGTCAGTACCGAAACCGACCTTGGCGATAAAGTTTTGGTAGGTGTCACCTGTCGGTGTCGGACGCCGTGGTACAGGACGACTCTGCTCGCGCTTAACCGCACGCGCTCGCGATGCTGGCTTTGGTTTACGTGTTACCGCCATTTACTTACGCCTCGGCAGTGTAAATTGTCCGCTTCGTTTTGAAGCGGATGGTTTTCTGCTTACAGTAACCTTACCATCACCAGTTGTCTTACAATCGCAATCATCTTTAGTGTCACTACTGGTGTTGATTGAATATCCGGTAGTCTGACCGCCGACTGTACTTGATGCACCAACATCACGGCTTTTACGACCATCATTGCTATCATCAGTGTCATATCCATGGTGTTCTTGAAGGCGACGAATACCTTTCAAAGCCTCGCCGGAGCCAGCATATTTATGTGCTTCACTCAGATGCTTCACATGATAATGAATCGGTGTACCGAATGATATCCCAGCACCTGGCTTTGGATTCATACTAGTCGCAATCGACTCTGCTTTCTTTTTACTGTAAAGACCGGGTTCAGAACTCTTAGGATATGCATTTTGTCGTCCATGACCAGCATTACCTATAACAACATGGTGATTAGGGTTTTGTTGACTTCCACCACCAGGTCGTGGTCCGCTACCAGGTCCACCGTCTTTTGTGTGTACATGGATGTGAAGGTTAGGCATCTTGCTGGTCCCTTGTCTTAGGGATTGTGGACTTGTACAAACGGCGCACAGCCAGATAGGCCCGCGTCCATTCACGGACCATATCTTCACTAAAGTGGGTATAGAGTACATAGCCGTCGCGGACCGCTTGGTAGCGCCCGTCTGATCGTCGTTCTATGTATACGGTGTTGGGGTCGGGCTTTGCTAAATCCATCGTAGCAGCCCTCAATAATGGATAAAGTGAGAAGTGTCTCCCCCATCAGAAACACTTCTCAAAGTCTAGGGGGCATTTAGTGAAGACGGTTTTTAATAGTTCCGTGGTCATATAAGGGGAGTCGTCTTTGCGTTCAGCCCATAGCCCTCCTTTCTGTTACCACCAGATCGGAAGCCTTACCGGGCCGCGAAGCCGGAGTAAACTCCGGTCGCGGTCCCGTCGTGCCACTACGTTATAACGAATAGACCGTTGCGGCACGCTACTGTCACTTCAGCCTGTGGGGCCTGTTTGTCCGGTAGAACCGGTGTTACCACCAGTGGCACCGGTTGCACCGAGACGGCTGCGTGACGAACCAGAAGGTGTCGGTACACCGGGGTGTGACTCGGTGGGTACGATAGCAACACCCCATCCTGACGACGGGGTCCAGTACGCCACCACATCCCAGTTCTGCAATACTTCGGGCGGCCCTTCTTCACCCGGAGGTGGCAACACGATTGGGTGCGTAGGCTGTGGTGGATAGGTAACAGTCGGTGGAGGCAACACGATTGGGTGTGTCGGTCGTGGATCGTTAGGCCCCCAGATACCCAGATCGGGAGGAATAAAGATCGGCGGTGTCGGGAACGGTTCGTTACCACCACCCCAGATACCAGGTGGTTGCGTCGGGGGCGGAATAACAATCGGATGCTCGGGCTTCACATCATCGAGGAACCCAGGCGGGATCACGATTGGGTGCGTCGGGAACCCTTCATTAGCACCGCCCCAGATACCGGGTTGGTCAGCGGGACCACCGATATCAACATACTCCGGGGGTACACCGCCCCAGATACCCGGAGGTGACTCACCGGGACCACCTGGAGCAATGGGGTGCTCCGGACGAGGACCACCTGGCATCGGACCGCCACCAACATGAAGACCAGTCCGATACATTCTGCCGCGAATAGTAACAGGTACACCTGCCATGCTTTAGACTCCATACTTCAGGTTTAGGTACGTCGGCTTCTACGTACCAGGGAAATAGGCCCTTACCCTATACTGCCGCGAAGCCACGACAGTATCCCGCCCCCACCACCGCGCGTCAACGATACCACGCGGTGGTGTACTTAAGACGCTAAACGTTTCCATGTATCCAGTGAAGACCATCCTAAACATACACCTACTAAGGCACCGGAAACCGCGTTAGCTACATCGTCTAACTGCTCCGGTGGGTGGTCAATACTGTCACGACCGCCGCGTGCCGTGCGCCTTTCGAGTGAAGTAACCTGGTTAAAAAACCGCCTGTTGTCCAATAAGACCACCTGCTGTGATCGATAAAGCGGTAACGCCTCCTTGTATATCGCACTTTTGTTTAACTCGCTAGTTTCATAAAGTATGCCCTCTTTTTCAAATGCCTCTTTAGGCCATTCGCCTGCGTAGTTGTCACCGACAACATCGGATATATTATAGCGCCGCAGTATATTGGCAAACTCACGCACAATTTCACTCGGGGCAAACGGTGCGGGGGCTTCAACAATCAAATCTAACACACCTTTCTCATTGTCACCGCGATGGGCTATAGCCATCGCAAAGCTGTCGCGACTACCGCCGCTAGGATCAACAAAAGCAAAATAATGGCCAGGGAATACATAGGGTAATTCAAAGCAATCCTTTACTGTGCAGGCACGTATCACTTCGGGCGGTACATAATCCTCGAGGTCATCGCGGAATAGTGCACCCCATTCCGCTTTGGCACTGGCCGGATCATCTTCGTAATCAGCATCAATATCTTCTTGGCTTATATCCGGGTTTAATAGTCTCGTCTCGGCTTGTATCACTAACACACGGTCTTTATCTTGACCGAAATGGTTGTTGTAGCGCTGGTATAGCAAACCTTTTTTACGGTACGGTGTCGATATGCCTATTAATAGCGGGTTGGGAAAACGTGACATACCCGGTCGAATAGCGCGCAGTGTCTCAATATCCGGGTTTGCGGAATCTTCAGACCGCCAGAATGCGACTTCGTCAAATATTGCTACAGGTATGGGATAACCGCGCGGGGCGCGAAAGTTGTTGGTAGTCACGCGAATGTCAGTCTTGTTGGTCAACCTTATACCACCAGCCCGGTAGCTACTCGGTAGGTCGCCGATGATCCACGGTTTGAGTTCAGGCACCTCATTAAAGTAACCGCGTGTGTAGTTAAACACGATTCCTGCTTGGTCGCGGTCGACTGACAAACAGGCAATGAGTGACCGTTCACCCGGCCTAAGCTTAATCGAGTCCGCAAACCGTGCGCGTTCGACCGCTAACATACTGGCGACTGAGTCCTTACCGCCTCTGCGACCGACAATCAGCCATAATTCCCTTACCGGCATATGCGGCGGGTCGCGTTGTGCCACCTTAAAGAAGAACGCTAACTCGTCATCATCTAACGGTAAAGCAAACGCGGCTTTGATGATGACCCGCCAACCCCACCACGATCGTTCACGGAGTTGGTGTAACACTTCCATAATAAACTTGACAGGGTCGTCAGGGTACTGCTTCCAGATCTGTCCTTTAAACTCGAGTGCGGTCATACGCTTCTTATAGGCACGCGAAATAGTCCTGTAAAACAGCAGTTTTTGTTGGTTTTGATCGGTGTCATACGGCCCGATAAAGGACATGTTCACCTTGGGTTCTAGTATTCACACTTTGTTCACGTTTCGCCACTACATATAACAAGTATATTTAAATAAGCTATCCGTTGGCTAATTGTACCGCTACTATAACGACTGCCAGTGCAACCGCAATTGCGACTACACTGGCAACCGCCGCTATCAAGAGATCCTTCACCCGGTGACCCTGTAGTCCTTTCCGATTTGTGCTTGCGGGAGGTTTCCTGTGACACTTGAGTATACGCGGATATAGTCAACATCAAATGATTGCGGGAAGGCGCTTTCGTCAATCCCGTATCGGCCAGCCCAACCGCCGCCGATAGCCAGGTTTGTCAGTATATGGGCGGGCGGTGCTGGTGAACCGTCATCCCATACCCAATCATACACCCCGCTAACAATCAGACTGCGGTCGCAGTAGATTGTGAAGTTGGGCCGCTTGTAGTGTAAGCCGAACAAGTGGTAATCGTCGGCAAAATCAAACGGGGCATACCACACTGAGAACTGGCCGTTATAACCCTCGCAGGTTTCGGTGAACTCATACTTCTGCGGGTTACTATTCCAGTCGCGGACTTGACACCGCGCACCCAACATCGAGGTGGTATCTTCCGCCGCGTTATTGACAATCTCCATGACGTCAATTTCGGGCGGCCACCGCACAGTGTCAACATTGTTGGGGCTACGCGCATCAGCACTCAACCAGAATGCTGTCCAGATACCTTTACCGCGAGGCATCTTACCGCGACACTCGAAATAGAACTCTTCACCGCTTGCCAGATCAAACAGTGACTTAGACCGAATTGCACCGCTGGGCCAGAAATCACCGTTATGCGGCAGTGAAGTCAACGCAAGGCCGTTGTTACTCAGGACATGATTTCCGGTTTCGCGGTAACGCTCCCACTCATCATTCAGGTAATCGAGTGTACCAGGTCCGTCGGGGCCGTTGTAGATATACCTGGTAAACCACTTTTGTTGGTCGAGTGAACCGGCGCGAAACGTGTCTTCAAACACAGCACCGGGTTCCGGTGTGGGATCTGGACCGCCACCGCCACCGTCCGGTGGCTGTTCAGTATCGGGCGGTTGTTCACCACCGCCACCATCAGGTGGTGCCGTCCGTGGCGCGAAGTTACCCCAACCCCATTCCGGTATATAACCCCATCCGCCTTCCGCTGGCGGTGGTGTCGCACCCGGAATCTCTGTGGCTCTGCCACCACCTCTACTGGCACTGGCACCACGACGTTGTTGTTGTTGGCGACCGAAAGGTAGTTGCTGTTGGGGTCTAAACGGTACTTGACGCAACCTGTCGATATTCATCGGGTGCGGCGGGTACGGTTTTGTATACGGCGGGCGCGGGATTGATGGTGGTGTTGGGCCTGGTGAACGACCACGTTGTGGTTGTTGTGGTTGTTGTGGTGACCGTGGTGGTTGTGTAGTTTGTACCATTGCAAACCCCTACATTTGCGGTTGGTGAAATTGTACCTGGGGGAAACCTACGGATGGGGGGAGGGCGCGTGTGCGTGGACGCGCCCGCGCGCGTATTCTTTCCTCACCCCTTATATTCCCCTAGGTTTCCCTTACTCGTCATCGGTCAAGTAACCGAGTTGACGACCTTCTTCAATCATCTGTTCCATCTGCTCGAGTGACAGGTTGTCGATGTTGATTTGCCTGTTGGGGTTGTTGAGTTCTTGAAAGCGTTGGTGTAAACCCTTCAAATGGTCGAGTGCTGGTGCCACATCATGGAACAAGACCTCTTGCACTTCACCGTTCTTTATCTTAACACCGGCAATCAACATATGTGCTTCCGGTGGCAGATAGTTCAGGTCTTTGAGTATGATACGCTGTTTGTGCGGTAGTCCGCGACCCATACAGTTAGGGCAGGCCGGGTTGGGTGGCAGTGTCTCATCAAAATTACTACCGCCTTTCTGGTCAAACGGTGCTGTTTTCTTTGACGTCATATACTTTTCGTAATCGGCTTCAAACTCGGAATGGGTTCTTTGATAATCAAAGTTAGTACCGTGGCAGTGTCTGCAACACGGAATAAAGCTATCAAATACAGTCGACATACGCGGGTGATAAGCACGCAACCAGTTAATTCTTGCGGCTGTGTCACCGTCGTAAGTAATACGCGCTAGCCGCTCTGCTTCAATCCGTTTTATCTCTTTATTCACTCGTGGCTGTAGTAGTAAATCGCGAGCACGGTAATACGCCATGCCGGGTGAATAACCCGCTTCGATAGCCGCCCGTGTGAGGTTGTAGTGTGCACAGTAATTGTGACAAAACTTAGCCTCTATATTTGATAATTCAGTCGTCGACTGTAAAGGTTTACGATAATACGGTGAAGTGGGGTTCGGTTGTGAAGGCGGTATTACACCGTCGTCATTGTGTAACTTTGCCCGTACACGACGCTCGTGTTTTTCATTCGGGTATTCTTCGCGACTTATCTTAGGCGCTATCTTTGGTGTCGGATCGTCAAGGCGTGCACGGCGGCTCTTCATAACTTCGCTCTCTTAGGTTGTTGTCTAAGTCGAAGTCTTTCTATTCTTTTCTCATGTTCTAATAGTCTTTTCTCTATTTCTTGTTGTAATATCATCTTCCGATCATGCCGTTTCAACTTATTGGTTTCCGGTTTAAGTGTAACAACGTTGTTTGTATAACCTTCAATTGCATTTGGGGGCTCAAGAAGATTCAGTTTTCGTATTGTTCTAGCTTGTTCCTTTATTCTCTGTAGTCGTTTTTCTTCTTTAGAAAGCTTGATCCTAGGCTTCATGCGACCTAAAGTAACACCTCCACTGTGTAAAAACATATGGTCTGTATGCTCTATAAAAACCAAATTACCAGGTGTATCATTACTATGATCGCCGTCAATATGATGAATATCAAAACCTTGTCTAAGCATAGCCCGAAGCCAATCTTCCGATCTATTCGGATGGGATCCAAGCCACACATAATGATAAGATTGGAGGGGTTTCATAACTAGGAACTATACAGGTAAAGCATCGCGGCGGCTATTACATAAAGAATAGTCGAAAACCATGTGTAAGTAGTCCAACCAATGGTATAAATTACGAGGATAGCGGCGGTCATACCGACAATTAAAGCAACGTACCATAGTATTACACGCACTACCAGCCCCACCATTTCGGTGGGTAACGCCGCCGCCATTCGTATTGTACTAGCGCACGCATACCGCAAGGGTAATACCATAGTATTGCACGCATTTCTGTAACCGTTTATGGAAGCGGAGAAATGCCCTGAACGGGCGGCGGCTAGTGCTGTAGCGGTTTTGCCTTTAAGGCTATTCTCGCGGCTTCTCCGGCGTTCTCAAGGGTATTGTCGGTGCCGGGGTTCGGGTGTAGTTTCGGTGTCGCAACGCACGGCACTTCCTGCAAGTCCGTTTAACCCCTTTTGCGGTATATTTGATATGTGACTCATCCAGCAAATGCCCGCGCTTACAGTATAACTGGCGTGGTCTACTCATCTCGTGTGTAGCTACCGCACACCCGCATTAGAATTTGGGGTGTTGGTCATTATAGTGGAACGATTGATTTCTTTGAGATAAGCATAGCCGAACCGGGGTTGCTGTTGGTGTAGAAGAAAATTTCCACATATTTTCCTCTGTCCATAGAAACGGTTCCTTCTTTATTATTTAGTATATGCGCGTCGTCTTTGACCCTAACCCGTAAGCCTGGATAGAACTGGTCTAGAGTCTGGTCAAACAATATCTCAGTAATCGGATCGTGGTTGATTAGAAACTCCACAAAACCTTCGGGTACCGGTTCCGGTATTAAGGCATGTTTAGGGACTAATGACACCACACCTCTGGTAGAATTAATCGACCTCCAGTTTAGTGTCTGCTTGGGATCAAAATACACAAACCCGTAACCTTTAAACAAGGGCTCTATATTGGTGACAGATGGGGTCTGCCTTATGTATATCCTGGGGAAGAAGCTCTTGAAGTCTTGGTTGGATAAGTGGAACTGGGCTAGGTGTTGGAGATTGGGCATCACCTGTATAACATACCATCTGAAGTAATCAAACTTAGCCCTTTTGGATATTTGTGGTCTGGTTGCGGGTATGTCTTTTACTTCGGTTTGGGGGGTCAATGTATTGACTACTGATTGTGGCAGTTTTGTAAGTTTGGGAAAGGGCATTTAATACCTCTTTGCTGGAACAGGGTTATACTTTCGCTCTAAGAACTGCAGTTTTTGTTCGATATAGTTAAACAGTCGTGGGGCTCTCTCTGGTAACTGGGATAGCCCGCTGCCTATACCGGCCATCGGTATGACTACGTCATACCCCTCCTTTAGTAACTCATCGATTTGCTTAATGGCACCGTCTATGGCACTCATGACTATTCTATCATACATTATGGAGTCAGTAAAAAAGGCTTCCTCCTTTAGTGACGGGTAATGCTTTGTGGGTATACCGACTGAATTGGGTTGTTTTCTAACCTCCCTGGCTAACCCGCCAAGCCCTGATCTCGCCATATTGTCACCAAAGACATAATACGTAGTGTCCGCATTGGCTTTGACTTCCTTGCGGCTAATCCTCCACCCGGCTCTGATAACATTACCAGTCAACGACGTCTCCAATAAACATCAGGTTCGGCTACATCATCTTGGTGTGTAGCCTTATCTACCGCCTCATAACCGGCCCGACACGCTTCAAGAAACTCGTCTTCACTCAAATTTAGGTTTTCAACCGCGATAACATGGGCTAGTGACAATAAAGTCGCCATCATTACCGGTAAGACTTCCTCTTTGGTGTGTCGTTTATGTCGTAACGATTGTTGAATACGAAATGCAGCATGGGCAAAATGTTCCCGCATCATCTGCAACTCGTCTTCATTCAAATCAGCCATTAGTCAAACTCATTCTTTTCATAGTGTTGGGCTAATTGGACTAGTAAGTCCAGTTCCTTACCCTCGTCTGATTCCTTATCGGTCACATGCATCAGCAGGGCGATACGCTCCATCACCAACTGCTGTAACATTTCTTGGTCACCGATATTAGGTATAACGCCCACGTTGCGAATAATAGGCATCTAACTCCTCCCTTGTCGGTCGCCTTAGACTAGCTAACGGAATACTGGGGGCTTGGGTGGCTGAATACCGAACCAGTGCCATCGGTGGGTCACTTTGCAACAACTTCTCCACTATCCCGATATGGGTACTATGCATGGTAGTGGCATGCTCACCCTCCTTCCACGGCTCTTCAACCGGTCGATACTGTTCTACCGGCCTATTGGCTTGTTCGGCCTCTTTCATCCCCTTCATCACTACCACAAAACTATGAAGTGAATCTATATTGATAACCGGCTTACCTAGGTTTGTCGCGAAGGCCTCTAAGTCATCAGCAACTTGTCTGGCCTCCGCGACTACTTCTTGGGGTTCGCCTTCGCGTTCCCGCATTTCAGCCCATAACCGTACTAAAGCCGGGGCTAGCTTATCCCTGCCGAGTAACACAAACATGGGCTCGTCAGTTAAAGCCTTTTCGTAACAGTCGTGTTGGCCTGGATTGGCTTTAGTACCCATTTTACACTCCTAGAACGGTGGCATAGACGACGCACGCCCGTAAGCATTCTCAAAGGTCTCGAGTACCTCGTTAAATGTTACGTCCTTTAGCCTCATATTGACGGTTCTTGTCCCGTCACTAATCCTTATTTCAACAAAATCGACACTACTACTACCGGTTCTATTTAACCTTTCCCGTGCCTTTTGCCTTGATTCTTCGTCATTACTTGGATCATCAAAACCCCGCACCCGCCGTGGCCTCGGTGTATCCCCGTTATTAAGATCATCCGGGCTTCTACCGACTTTAACCCGAGGGTTAAAGTCGAAGTCAAGAAAAAAAGTTCTGCCGGTAGCCTTGTCGGTAACTATTCTGTCTTTATTGGCTATAACCTTTTTTCTTATGTTCTCTAGTGTTTCTGTCTTACCCCCGGCAAGTATTTGTCGGTCTGTCGGATAATCCTCAAACTTCCAGTCAAAGTCCTCGTCAATCAAAAATACCCTTATCTGTCTAGTAGATACCCCGTTGTTATCATTATCTCGCCACTTCGCCTTTCCTTCCTGCTCATATTGGTAGTAGGCTTCAACACCGTCAAACCACATGATAAAGTTTTGTGGTTGTCCTACTTCACGCGCCTCCGGCTTTTGCAGACCGATTAGTATTGTACGCCTGTTCTCGTGCATAAACACGATCTTGTTGTAGTCACCGAAACCGTTATCGTAAAGCCACCTTAGTTCTACCCGGAAGTACTCGTTGCGCAGCATATAAGCCGTAATGGGGTTGTAGCTGGGCATGGTCATAGCTCCTGGATCATTGGTCAATGGTCAACGTCAAGGTGCTTTGATTGCCTGGTCTAACACTAAACCTGTTTGAAGCAGTGACAGTGCTGTAGACATTAAATATAGATGACGGTCCTTATCGGTTACCTTTGCTGAAGTTTGCAGTATCACAGCCGCAGCCGCGAGGCGCGGGTACTTGCGGTTATCTTGCTCAACCAACGGTAAACCGGTATCACGACAAAACCCGCGATACTGCTCTAAACTTGCCCTTTCTATCCTTAGCTTGTGCTCTATCAGCCATGTCGCAAAATCAAACTCTTGGCCCCAAAACCCTACTTGTTCGGCTTTGATATTGGCTTGTATTTGCTTGGTCAAAGATAAAGCTTCACTGTCACCTAGAAACGGCCAGATATCGGCATAAAGAAAATCTACATGGTGATCAGGTTTGTATTCTAATGCATCCTTGATGACTAACTCAAACTTATTCCTACCCTTCCACTGTAATCGATCAATAGCCCTGTCAAATAACCTGACTAAGTCTCGGTCTTTCTCGACAACAATAACCCGCTCGACTTCCGGCCTTCGGATTATATTGTATACATAAAAACCCATACCTAGGCCGGCAACAACAACGGTGCCTTTTGCCGCCGCGATATGCGGCATATGGCTTTCTGATTCCATCGGTGTGAGTGACATCCATTTCACCCACTCATCTTTTGCCTTCTTTTCAAATATCCACCCTTTAGGTGCAAAGTTATGCGGTCGGAAGTAACCTAGTACCTTTTCAGCATCAGGTGTCGGCTTACACCGCCACGGTCCTACACTCATCATACGATAAGTCGGGATAAACGGCTCCGGCCACGGTAGTTCATAATTGGGGAACAAAAACTTACCCTTATTCATCTTATCTTAGTCCATTTCCTTTCGTAACCGATAGCAAAGGCCACCCAGTTCAGTGTCATGTTTTGCGGTCGCCTTGTCTTACCGTTCAACCAGTTATAAATCGTACTATTACCGATGCTATACACCCCCCTAGATACCCTATACACTTCGCGACAGATCTCCATTACATCCATTTCACTGTCATGGATCAAACTACACAACTCAACCATCTGGGGATCGCGGTCCCTAAAACGATAACCGCGATCCCGGTTTAGAAATACCAGGTTGTGTGCCTTAGTCTTCGGTCTTGTTTTAGCCATCATGTATATTCTCATCTATGGCACAAAAGCCGGTTTCACAGTTGAGCGAAGCCTCATCATATTCTTCCCGCTCATTAACAGATATACGGCGGGTGTATTCCAAATACTCCTGCCTTGTCAGCGGGTATTCTGGGACCCAACCGTAATTCTCCACAAGCTCTTGTGTTTCCGCAAGTATTTCATCATCGTCTGAACAAGTGGCAAAGGTGCAACAACGGATATGCGGCTGGTGCTCGGCAATAACCCGCATAAACTCATCATACGAAATCTTGCGCGGGTTGTACTTGAGTGTATAAGACACCTGCGCGCCGTATTCTTCACCCAGCCAGAAATGCTCAAGCAAACGCAACCATCGATAATGCTGCTCTACCGACACATTGTTGGCGGTTGTTGCGATATACCCGGCATCCTCTAACTTTTTGACATACGGCATACAGGTCGGAAAGCCGACAATCACGTAGCCAGGGTACTTAAACGAGATATCTGTCACCGGGTAACCGCGCCGATGGTATTCTTCCACCTTCGGGTTAGATACTGTCTCCCGTATTAAACCGGGAATCAGATTACCTAGGTGGTTTCTAATATTGGTCGGCCTGCTAACAACCACTTCCTTCGGGAATTGGATGTACCGCATATAATACCTGCGGCTAGGGAGGTTTGCACTCTCGGTCGCCTGAAACACTTTTGCGACTGTTCCGCCCGGTTTTAGCAACATCATCGTATCCGGTACTTCCGCTTCCAATGATACCGCTTCAGCAATCGCACCGGCTTGTGCCGCGCCCGATATGGCACCGAACTCACGCCACGCATGGACTACATCTAGCTGCCTGTTTACCGGTTCAACACCGTTAAACACACAATCATATACTGAAATAAGGTCGTGAAACTGTAGTCTAAAGTGGTTCCAGAAGAACTCAAATATACCGATAGCGGATACACCGATTCTATTGGATCTGTGCCGCTCCGCTTGGCACATTGCGCGCATTAGTGTCGATACGCGGACTAGTGACCGCGCCATGAGTTCAGCCGCCCGCCTTGCATCGGCTAGTGTTCTGGCTCGTGACAGACCTACATCACCGACTAAACAGTCATCACCCATTGAGTTTAAGCACGCTTCAAAGCAAGGGTTGGGAATACAGATATACGGTCCGTTTCGTATACCGGACAATACTTTATCAATCAAATCGTATGTGCGCTCATGTATCTTTAGACCACTTGCCGTAAGGCTTAAATAGTTGTCAGCGGTGATATACTGGAGTCCTGCACGGGTTTGCTTCATGTTGTGAACATTGGCAAAACCGGGCTCGCCGGTATTGTCATAATACGCAGCAGCGGTCGCCGCTTGATACACCCGGTGTGCATGGGTTCGCGGGTCTTTTCTTTGCTCCCAGAACTCACCGTCGACAAGTATTGAGTTATTCGCCATCCGTAAGTGGCCACCGCGCTTTACTTCAATAAAATCAAAGATATTCTTATCCTTCCAATACATAACCGCAGCACGGGCATTGCGCCTTACACCACCAATAGAAACACAAGTCGATGCATAGTCGTCGATATACATCGCCTGTTTCCACGGTGCCATAAATGCACCTTTGATAGTCCCGATCTTGAGTAACGCACGCATCAACGGTATAGGACCGCTGGCTGGTCTATTCTGATGACCGCGTATCGGCTGTCCGGCTTCACGGACACCGGACAAGTCAAAGATAAATAGCTTGTCTTTATGCTTCTCGTGATAGGCGGCGGTCTCTAGCGCGCACAGTATTTGCGCCCATCCTTCTCTTGAGTCATCTACTTTAAACCACCGCACCCATTCGGAAGTAGACGGATACTTGTGCTCGGCTTCACGCAATGACTCCATTGCGCCCTGAAACTCGACCATTGCCGACAAGTAATCAGGGTGTGCGCCCTTACTAACATCACCGCTGTCATCACTGCCGCCGTTTAACACCAAGCGGAAGTTCGGCATGTTGTCCCAATTCACCGGTCTAACATGCGAACTATAATCGCTTGATACACCTTTACCGCATAACGACTTCCATAGTGTCAGAAAGCTAAACGGTGACGTGGCACAGTTACTAAACAGATCCAATATCTTATATCGTTGGTCAATATCGCCGTGCTGAAGGTGACGGCCCGAATATGCCATGACACCTTCGAGTGACAACCGCATCGAGTCAATAAATTCTTTGTCCTTTTCGTCACAAGCATCTATTCCTATAACCCGCTCGGGGTCTATTAATGACCAATTACCGATAACGACTTGTCTTATCCTTTCTTCCCATGTCTCGTATCGATCACCTATCTTACGGGCGTATTTGTCCTCAAAGATACTCTTCGCCATACCATCAGGTACTTGAAATGTTTCATTGGTTTCGACACACTGCCCCAACAAGACCAATGATTCGGTATCGGCCATCTTTACTTCCCCCGGTTTTAAAAGGACTTAATGGATCATTTTTACTTTTGTGATTTTTTCCATATCTTCGATAGGCGGTCGGTGACTCGGCCACACAAAAAGCATTGCCTTTGCAAGTTCCGGTACACTGACCTCTTTATTTGCATTGGCTAGATCACGGAGCAAAAACAGGATCTTTGACTGTATTTCTTCGTCGGTTAGATCGCGACGGTAGAACACTATGACTTGTGATGTCGGAAGGATAAGCGGTGCAACAGGCGGGAAATCGAGATCATATAGTTTCTTGAACTCATCGACTACATGGTAGTAGGCATCTTCTATCTTCTTTAGAACAGTCTTATTAAAAGGGTAGCCGTGATACTTGGCGACATAGCGATGGAATTGCGCTAGCGCATTGACTACCCTGGGGTCTTGTGGGTCTACTTCAGTCATAAAAGCCTAACACGTTTTGGCTTCATTGTTTCTATATATACGTCCGATTCAGGGACTTGTGCTTCCCGCAGGAATACATCAAACAAGACAATTACCATACCTTGTCGCGGAAGAATTGCCGCCGTATGAACAGGTTCAAGCTTAAATACACCCATTGCCTCAGGTGTCATAATACAAAAGGCGGGGACATTGTTTTGTTTTGCAATGAGTAAAGGTTGCTTACCGTAAATTATTGACTTGTTTTTCAACTCAACCCAAAAATCAAACAACAGCCCGCTTTCTTTTATAATTGCACTCATCAGGTGTAAGTTCTGGTAGAATTTTGCCTCAATGATAAAATGGTCCAGTAACCGTTCACCGAGGGATGCAATACTGGATATATCACCGGCTTGTGCCTTAAGTTTTTGTTCTTTATTGGCCAGTGTAATAGTCGCCCGTCCGCCGCTCATTGCTGAACGCCAAAACACATCAGACCGCTTACCGTTAGATATCCACTGTGATAGTAAATGGCATATCTGCCGTTCCCAATTACCTCCCTTACCTTTTGAGTTAAACCGCTTAGTGACAATCGATGTTGGTGCCTTAACTACCGGTGCGTCTAGTTTAGCCCTCATAACCTTATTCGCTCCCTTTTACCGATAAACCCGGTAATCTCTGTATCGACAGTAATCCCGTTTTCAGCGGTCTTTGTGACTGTCACAACCCCGTCAAAGGCACCCCGGTCTAAGCTATGATGGTCAATCAAGAATATCCGCCTGTTGAGCTCTTTTGCCCGGTTTGACAAACAAGCCAACAAATCGTCAATACCTTCCGGTGACAGATGGGTTGTCGGCTCGTCTAATACTTCAAAATCAGTATCAACCCCGGATCTTGCAAGCAATACTTCGGCTAGCCCGAAAGTAGTCGCTAGTTGCCAGCGTTGTGACTCACCGCCTGAATAGCTTTCCCAAGCTATAGCATTCTTTTGTTGCGGCGGATACAGAAATACTGAAAAACTATGGGATATTTTACCGCTTTTTAGTTCGCGGTCAGTAGCAAAACCTATCTCCCAACCGTCTAACCCTAGTTCTTCCGCATGGTGATTTGTTGCCATCTCAAGTTCAGCTAGGGTACTGTCAATCTGTTCTAACCGTATTTCCTTAAAACCCTTGTTCCAGAACTTAAAGATCTCAAGTTCAATATTTAACATATCCAGTATTTCTTTATTCTCCTTTACTTCAGCATCGACCGCATCAATACGCTTTGCTAGCCGGTTACACTCATCGGTGTACGGGTTCTTTTCTTCGTTGATCTGTTGTATTTCCGCATTTACCCGGTGAAGGTCGCGAAGGTTATGTTGGTTTCTTTCCGCTTGTACCGCAACGATTTGCTGTAACCTGTCAAACTCAGTCAAGCTTTCTTGTAATTGTCCTATTTCCTCTTCAATCTTATCTAATTCAGCTCTGATCGTCTTCTGTGCCTCTATTGTCTCATCTATTTCCTTATGTTTTTCATCAATCTTAGTCAACAACTCCTGTTTCTTTTCTTCTATATGCTCAGGTGTAACCTCCTGTCCGCACTCCGGACAAATAGTCGATGTATAGTAGGGTTTTATTTGGTTTTCTAGCCGCGCAAGCAGTGTTTTACTTGTATTGTAACTTGATTCCCATCTACCAATATTACGGGATACAGTTGCGTTTTCCTTTAATAACACATTTAGCCGGAGCTTGTTTTCTACGCCTTCTGCGGTGCCGAAAGCATTTCGGGCTAGCCCTAACGCCTTTTCGCTTTCCCCCGCCTGTAGCGCCGCCTCCGCACGCCTCTGTGCCGCTTCGGCTAGCCTTTCCTTTCGCCTTGCCTGAAACCCGGCTTCATTGTCACCGGCTACCCGTAATTGTTCAGTCGCCTCAAGTAAATAGGCTTCACCGCTGGATACTTTGAGCTTTGCGGTAATAATCGCCTTTTCATTCTCTAAGGCTTCTTTACTTGCCCGGTCTGAAGCATCAACCCATTTGTCGAGGTCTAAAGTCTCGGAAAAGATTCTTGATTGTGCTTCGGGCCGCAATGACAAAAACATTTCACCAAATTGATCGATAATAATCGACCGCCTTAATGCAGCATCAGCTAACGGTAGCAAGTCATCGATTGCCTGCTGTTCTACCTTTTGCTCGTCAAGTATAGCATTATTCGGGTTTCTTGTCCGCTCGACTACATGCACTTCGTCATCGAGTGCAAAGGTAATAATCACCCGTGTTAACCGGCGTTCATTAAACCAGTTCTCTACCAATTCACCGGGCCTCTGTGACCTGGCTATCTTGCCGGTTAACGCCCAATAGAATGCATCAACTAAAATACTTGACTTACCCGCACCGTTAGATCCGAGTCGCGGTTCCGCTTCGTTTATACCCTGGACAAAGTACAACCCCGGTGTAACAGCGGTAAAGTCAAGCGATAGAACAGTCTTGATTGCGCGGAAGTTCTCGATGTATATGTGTCGCAGTGAAAACTTCATTATACAATTCCGTACTTTGATTTTAACTTAGCAACCTGAGAAGCACGATTAGCTTCCTCCCGATGAAGCCTGTACCATTTTTCAATTTCAGGTACGGGCATATTATACTTTGTTCCAGGACCGTATTCACGGATTAGGCTTGCTAGCTTACTCACTTGTTGTCCTCTCGTATTCGCTTGCGCTCTTCTTGGCGAATGTCAGCAAACTCATTGGCAAGTATCTGTCTTGCCATTGTTTCAGCGATAGTACCTTTACCAAACCAAAAGCCGCATTGTACTTCGATAGTTTTGAGACACTCCTGTGCTCGCTCTAGGTCGGTCATTTTCAATCACGCAGTCTCGGATCAATACTAACATTGGTATTTTTGCCGATTAGCTCGTGCATTTCACGAGCCATTGACTGCTCGGTTTCACCCGCAAATATCATGATTTCAATATCACCGGTACAACCAAAGTCGGATGCTTTACATAAAATCGGCTGGCCCATCTTCAACCGGTTAAGGTTTTCATAGGATAAACCGATAAACATAAACTCGATTTCTTTACCGCCTTTTTCTTTTTGGCCGCGTCCACCCATCTTAAGCATTTGATGACTCCTTTACGAGTATCCACTTATGATGTTTGCCTTTGTTTAACAGCGGACAACCACCGTTAAGTGAACAATCCTCACCTTCACGGCGTTCCTCCGGACAGTATTTCCAACAGTATTCTTCGTCTTCAAGACGACGTGACTCTTCTTCAGGGGTTTCCATTTCTACACCGGGAAAATCATAACTGCATCAACAGTTTGTAACGATTTAAGAGCACGTTCTAAGCTTCGGTAACGGTGTCGGTTATGCGACCTTTGTGCTAACCACTGATGCGGCGGCGCATAAGCTATCCACATCAAATATACGTAAAAGTAGTCATCAGCCGGGGCATACCGAATAGCGAAAGTAGCACCGTACATCCATGCTCTATCGTTCCGCATCAGTCCATTCGCGATACTTCAAACGACCCGTCCGGTTGAACAACAGCGACCCATGCACTGTCATAAAACCGAATAGTCTCATCGCGGAGTTTTGCTTCGGCAATCAACCGTAACGGCACATCTCTATCACCGTTATTAGCGGTGTATATAAGACTGTTTGCTTTCATTATAAAACCTGGTCTAGGTTTCCATCCGGCAACATAGCGTTTAGCAAACTGCTTTGCCGCTGTGTCTTCATCATCATCATGGATAAAATACGGAATTAGACCAAGCATGTCGATGTGTGCTTGCGGGTCTTTTAACACCCATAACATTACTTCACCCCTTTATTTAAGTGCTACGTGATTGATAAGAACGTTGAGAGCACCGTTAACCTGACCCACTTGATACGACAATGAAATCGTATTCCCTAGAACAGCGACCACCAATACAGCAAGAATACCCACAGCCCATGTTAAAATCGTAAAGCGGTTACGGATTTCTGGATCAGTCATTTTGCTACTCGATGAAGGTTTAACAAGTTACGGTCACCGTTACGGCGCTCTTCCGATACTGAACCGTCGGGAAAAACTATTGTCACTGACTTACGCTTCTCCCTAGCATAGCGTATTGTTGCCCAGGTTCCG